CTAAGTGCCGGCCACCGGGAAAGGGGGCTCTGCAGGCCCAACTTCCCGCGAGGCCAACCACGCGTCAATCTCCGCTTCTACCCAGCCGACGCGCCGGGGGCCGAGCTGGCGCCGCTTCGGGAACTGGCCCTTCTTCTCGAGGTTGAGCAGGTGCCGGGCGGTATATGACACGCGCTTCACCACCGCCTCGGTGCGGAGAATCGTGATGGGCTCGGTGGGCTTGATCATGTGGGGCTCGCTTTCTGCGCCCAGCCGGCGCGCATTGCAGTCAGGTGGGTGGCGGCCGAGTGTTCGACCTGGGCTGCGAAGGCGGCGCGCGCCTCGCGCTCCAGCCGCGGGAGGAAGTCCGCCCGGTGCTTGTTCAGCAGCTCCCGGGCCGCAAGCAGGTCGGGATGGAGCGAGAGGCAGTCGTCGGCCGGGTCCAGGATCGCATTGCGGTCCCAGCAGATGACGTGGCACATGCCGTTGATCACCCGTCCGTAGAAATTCGGCGTCCGCCGCAGCAGCTTGGCCAGGTGGTTGTACAGCGCCTGCAGGTGCTCGCGGCTGTCACAGTCGAACTCTTCGTCAGCGGCGAGTGCAGCGCGAAGATCGTCAGGGCCATCCGTCGCCCACGGGCCACCCCATCGTGAGTCGATCGCGGAGAGCACCCAGTGAAGTTCGTCAGCCGCATCGATGTCGCGTGCAGAAGGGCGGGCCATCTTCATGCTGCACCCGCTTTCCCATTGGTGCAGGGCGTGCCGTCTTCCATGGCTCCGTGGTGCCCCGGGCGGTTACTGGCGCAGACCAGGCATTGCCACCGGGCGTCATCGTGGGGCTTCTGCGTGGGCGGCGGCGGTTGCTTGTCGAGCGCGGGCGGCAGCATTCCGTGCTTTCGTGCCACCGCCAACAAGTCCGCTGCGTCGATGAGCACGTCTCGCGTGATGTAGGCCTTGATCACCTCGGTGGTGTTTTCGCTGGCGGCCACCCGGGCGGCCACCTTGACCCAGTCCAGGTTTTCTTCCATGAGGGCCAGCGCGAGCTGTTCGACGGTGATTGCGGGCACCGCTTCGCGGTACAGGTGGGAGTGGGTCGCGATGGTTGTTGCTTGGGACATTGGGGCTCCAGAAAAGAAAAGCCCCGCGCGGCGGCGGGGCAGTGAGCGGGGGGCTTCAGGCCGGGGCGCTTTCCGTTCGTCCGTAGTAGCGCTCGACCGCTCGGACCAGCTCCAGCGCATCCAGGTTGGACACGCTGTACGAACGTTCCCAGGAAGCGGCCGTGATGAGGGCCATCGCCGTCGCCGTGGGCATCTGCAGGCCCGCAGCCAGCGCTTTCGCGTTGGCCTGGGGATCGGCCGCGGCCGGGAGCGCTGGCGCGCGGGAGAGGGTGCCCGATGGCGGCAGCAGGCGGCCGTCCCACTCGGCTCCGGGGCGCGGGAACGTGCTGCCGTGGCCACCGGGGCCGTTCCACTTCCAGCCCTTGGCCGTCTTGCACCATGCGCCGCCGCCGGCGGAAGGGGCTTTCGTGCCGATCGGGGCGTTCTCGAGGGTAATTTGGGTTTCGGTCGTCGTCATGCGTGTGCCGGATTGCATTGAATGAGGAGGTGAGAAGGGCAGGGCCACCGCAGCGACCCGTCGCCGGACGGGCAGGTGCACTGGCCGGGTTCCGGGCCGGCCTCCGCCGCCCCACCGTGCGCCGCGGCCATGAACCGCCCGCGCACCGCGGCTTCGCCCTTGACCAGGTACACCAGCCCGCGGCGCAGGCGCATGAAGTCGTAGGGGGAGCCGGTCCACGCCCGCTCCGCCACCCAGCCATGCTCGCCAGGGGCGGGGATCCAGTGCGTGGCGTCCATGGCTGGCGCTTCGGTGGACGGCGCTGGCGCGCGCTGCGTGGCCAGCAGCAGCTGGAAGTGCCGCTCCAGGTACGCGCGCCGCGCCTCCTCGGGCGGCATCGGCTCCAGCTTGTGCTTGGCGCTGGGCGCGATCCCGTCGAGCGAGGGCCACCGGCCGCCATCGATGTGCATCAGGTCACGCTGCTCCGTGCGCAGCGCCACGAGGTCCGCGTGCTTGACCTCAGCGGGCGTGGCCGCAGGCAGCCCGAACTGCGCCAGGATGGCCGCCTCCACGCGATGCTCCAGCGCCTTGTACTGGGGCATGAGGCGCTTCAGCGGGCTCGACATGTCGCCCATCACGGCCTCCACGTCGTCGTGGTGCAGCGCGTGGTAGGCATGCTCCGGCGACACGAGGTGCGACACCAGCACGGCATGCTGCGCCACGCTGTAGAAGCCGCGGCAGTGCCCGGTGAAGCGGCAGAGGTGGGACAGCGCGTGCGCGATGTCCTCCACGCTGACGGGCGTGCTCTCGGGTTCGGCGAAGCTGAAGTACCGGCCCGAGGCCAGGAGGATGGTGGGCCCGATCGCCTGATCCCGGGCTTCGAGTTGGGCGGTGGTTTCGATCATGGTGTGTTTCCTTGGGGCGAGGGCTTGATGCCGAGCGTGCGGGGCCGCGAGAAGTACGCGGGCAGCTCGGCGGCGTTGTAGGCGTCCCAGAGCGCCTGCCCTTCCGGGCAACGGGTCTGGGTCTTGGGGCTCGCACCTGCGCCGATGCAGGTGCCGCAGCCGGCGTGGTGGAGCAGGTAGGCCTTGTCGGCCGCTTCCCAGTCGGTCGCTGACATGTGGGCTCCAGAAAAAAGGAAACCCGCCGGGAAGGCGGGCTGTGGTGCGGGTGTGGCGGAGCTATGCCGTCGGCGCGGGCGCCGCGAAGATCGCCGCCCCGGCCGGGGTTGGTTGGTGGTCTATGCCCGAGACGAGGCAGCGCCGGTGGAGCGCCTGCATCGTCTCGGGGCGGTGGGCGGGCATGCGGCCCTGCAGCCGGGCGTGCAGCAGATTGCGCTGCGCGTTGGACAGGCGAGGGCGGCCCTTGGTGGGGCTCTTCACGATCCGCCTTCCTGCGTCACGCCGCCCATGCGCCGGGCCCACCAATCCCGGCCCGAGTCGTCCGCGTTGTCTGCCTCCATCGCGACCATCAGCGCCAGCAGCGCCACCCGCGTGCGCCTCGACTTACCGCCACCGGGACCCGGGGTGCAGAACTCCACAGAGCCGACTCCGCCCCCGCCGCACACGCTCACGTACACATCGTTGTCGCCGTCCAAGCCTACGCGGAGGGAGTCGCTGGGGCTCATGTCCCCGATGCGGCCCACGTCCCGCGCCTTCGGCCAAACGATCGGCGCGCCCTGCGGGGAGTCGGCGGCGCGGGTGGGCGTGTGCTCCGGCAGCGGGGAGTGCTTAGGCTTGGCGGCCTGCTTGGCGCGAATGGCCTCCACCTTCGTCCAGATGCGCGCCAGCTCCGTTTCGCCGGCCGCGTGCATGTCCAGCCCGTTGGCCAGGCACAGGGCCGCGAGCGTGACCATCACGCCGCCGACTTCCTGCGCCGGCTCGCCGACCGGGCGGCCGAACACATAGTTCACCAGCTGGTGCGCTTCGCTGGCACTGCAGCCGCAGGCCTGGACCAGCTCCAGCGTTTCCTCGAGGAATCGGTGGTTCCGCTCCTCGCGATCGCCCGCGATCGTGGAGCCGAAGCACTCCATGAGCCAGGGCTGCACGCGCTGCTGGAAGGGCGCAGGCTCCGCGGTCCAGTAGGCGGTAGCGTCGGGCCCGGCCGCCATGTCCACGCCGATCAGGCGGGGCGCGTCCGGAGCGGGGGCAGCGGCACCCCAGCGGGCCAGCACGGCCGATGCAATCTCCACGCTCTGGCGCCGAGTGCTGTGCCCGAGGGAGCGCACCAGCTCCGTGAGATCGTCCAGGCTCGGCGCTGCCCCTGCGGCGGGCGCCTGGGACGCTGCGGCGAGCATCCGCGCAAGATCGGCGGGGTAGAGCAACAGTGGGTTGTCCTTGTTGCCGTATGCAGGCACTTCGCGCGCGCCGAACCTCTTGGCGTGCCGGACTGCATCTGCAGGCGTAACGTCAGCGGGGAGCCGCCCGAAAGCTGCTCCCGCATCCGCCTGGGGGCGCGGAGCTGCAGCGCAATCGCACCAGCGCTCCACGTCCGTCAGCGCCAGCGACGCGGCCACACAGTCTTCTTCCTTAAGAGCGGTGGTGGCACGCTCCAGTGCTTCGCGCACGGCCTTGATGCCGGGCATTGGGGCGGGCTCGGCCTCCTGGGCGGCCGGGGCTGCGGCGCGTGCGAGCACGGCGATCTGCTTGAGCCGGCCTGAGACGGGGGATTGCTCCACGACCTCGCCGGCCAGCGCTCGGTCGATGTCGAGGCCGATGCGGCTGATCCGGCCCTTCAGAGCCTCGAGCGCTTCGGCGGAGGCGGTGACGGTCGAGGCCGCGAACGAGGCCCGGAGGTACTTCCGCCACCAGAACCTGTCCCTCTCCCCAGCCGGCGGGCCGTCGAAAAACCAGCGGCCGAGGAGCATGCCGTTCCCGCACAGGAAGTTCACGACCGTCTGCAGGTTGGGCTGGGATGCCGCCCCGATGGCGGCCGTGGTGGTGTTCGTGTCCATGCTCAGTCTCCCCAGCAGCTCATTTCTTCATCCGCGGCGTAGGCGGGCGACTCCCACTCGGACGGGGCCGGCCCGTGCTCTTCTGCCTGCTGCTCGGCGCAGGCCTCGGCGCTAGCCTGGGCGAATCCCGCTTCCGTTTCGGGGTTGAGTCCGGCGCGCGTCACGAATCGTTCCGCGCATTGCTGCACCCAGGTGGCGCGGGCGGCAGTGTGGTCGGGGGTGGTGGTGTTCTCGGTCATGGTCTGGTCCCTTTCGAAAGTGCGTGCGCCGTGTGGCGCGAGTAGGTGGCGACGGCGCGCCAATAGGCCGCCATGGGGCCCTTGCGGCGGCGCCATGCGTTCTCGGCTTCCACGTCGGCCTGGGCCCGCAGTTCGCGCAGCACGGCCTCCAGCGGAGCGCGCATGTCCGCGGGCAAGTTCAGCAGCGCGCGGCCCGCCGGGAGGCGGAGCAGGGGGTTCTCGTAGCCCATGGTCAATGGGTGGTCGGGGCTGGGGCTTCTGACGAGGCATCCAGCCTCGCGCGCTTGAATTCCTCCACCATCATTTCCACCAGTTGGATGGCTTGTTGGTGGCCGAAGTCGGCGGCCAGCGATCCCATGCAGGATTGCAGGAAGCCGGCGTACAGGTGCGCCATGGCAGTGGCGTCGACCCCCGGCTGCTTCGATGCAGCCTCGATCACCGGCAGGCAGTGGTTGCCGAAAATCTCGTGGCCCAGGTCCAGCGGGGTGCCTTTGTAGATGTGCATCGCCATGAAAAATCCTTCAGTGCCCGCAGGGCAGGCCTTGGCCCTCGGCGGGCCGGTGGGTGATAGGGGCGCCGCAGCTGGCGCAGCGCAGGTGGGTCTGGCGCTGCTGCCACCAAAGATCCCGCGCGCGGGCGGCGGCGCGCTGCGCGTCGGGCAGAGAAGCCCGTGCGCGGCTCTCGCTCAGGTAGTGGGCCGGCGTGCTCATGCCTGGGGCTCCGGGAAGAGCTCCACCCGGCCGTCCGGGTAGTGGAGGCGGTCGCCCATGCGGCTCGGGAGGTCGAGGGCGCGGTAGCGGCCGGCGGGGAGGCCGGGGGAGCGCCGCAGCTCGGTGCCTTGGTAGTCGCCGTCCGGCGGCGTGTAGGTCTGATCGTTGGGGGCTTGGGACATGGGGCTTCCAAAAAAATGCCCGCTTGTGCGGGCGGGTGGGTTTAGGAGGTGGGGCGCAGCGCGCGATCAATGCGACGGCCCAGCCATGCGAACTTCGGGACGGCCCAGCTGTTGCCGAGGGCCTTGTAGCGGGGGCCGTCCGGGCATTCCTCCACGCTGGGGCCGCGCAACGTCATGCCGCGTTGTGCAAGCAGGGTTTCGTAGCTGATGCCCTTGCGGCCGGCCTCCTGGTAGGTGCGCCATGGGATGGCGGTGTAGCCGCGCGGGAAACCTTGCAGCGCCTCGCATTCCTCGGGGGTGAGCCGGCGCACCTGCATGCCTGTGGCCACGGCCTGGTGCCCGCCGCCGTTTTGATGGCTTCCCGCATGCCCCATGGCGCGCATGGTCGACGCGATCTCTCCGACGCCGAAACCGGCCTGTCCCGATGCCTTGCAGTCGAAGGCGATGGCAGGCGGGTGTGCGCCGGCCGCCAGCGGGTGACAGGGGTCGCCTGCTCGCGGGTTGCTGCGGTTGGTCGCGCTGGTGATCTGCGTGGTGTCAAAGGCGACCAACTGCTGGTCGGCTTGATGCCCCGGGCTGTTGGTCTGCCCGCAACCGCGGCTCGATCGGGCGACCAGCGTGCCGGCTACGTCCGGGGCATAGGCCACCGGCACCAGCGGTGTGCCGCGCCCCGTGCCGTCCTCGCTGGCGTCGAAGCCCTCGCCGCGCAGAGTGTGCGCAGGTTGAACCAAGAATGTTTCGGTCTGAAAGTCGAGCCGCGATCCGCCAGGGTGTGCGCTCAGTGCGGTGGACACGTCGGTGCGTTGGCAGTTCTGGCCACCACCGAACGCTTCGATCAACTGGCCACGGTCGGGGTCGCTGACCCCGCCACGGCGGCCAGCGCTTGCTGTAAGGCTGCGGGAAGCTGCTTGCCCCGCTTGTCGGCTCGGCGCAGTATCCCGGCGCATGCCGTCCCACTCAAAAAGAACCGTGGCGGGATCGAACCCTTCTCGAGCACTTGCGACAACGAGCACACGGCGGCGTCGTTGGGCCACTCCGAAGTATTGGGCGTCCAGGGTCCGCCAGGCGACTGCGCGCCGGGGTCCATACACAGCACCAGCGTTCGCCCATTTGCCCCCTGGCGGTTCCAGCGGGCCATCTTCGCCGGCAAGGCCTCCCAGAAAGCACCCGAAGGCGTTGTCTTTGGTCGAGAGCACGCCGGGGACGTTCTCCCAGACGATGACGCACTCGTCTTCACCGCGTCCAGTTCGAACATGGTCAATTGCATTGGCTATCTCCACGAATTTCAGGGTGAGGTTCCCGCGGGCGTCGTTCAGAGAGGCGCGCAGGCCGGCCACGCTGAAGGCCTGGCAAGGCGTGCCGCCGCAGAACACCTCGGGCGCCTTGACCTCGCCGGTGAGGATGGCGCGCGCGATCTGGGTCATGTCGCCCAGATTGGGCACATTGGGGTGGTGGTGCGCGAGCACCGCGCTCGCGAACTTGTCGATCTCGGCCAGCCAGGCGGCGCGCCATCCGATTGGGTGCCAAGCGACAGAAGCGGCTTCAATGCCGCTGCAGACGCTGCCGAACTCGACATCTTTCAGGTCCATGCGGGCTCCAGAAACGAAAAAGGCCCGCGGCTAGGAAGCGGCGGGCCTGGGCTGAGGAAGTAACATCGCGCTTTACAAGAGAGAGGGCGAACCATGAATGCAAATCAGCTTACGGAATCTCTGGCGCGGGCGGTGGAGATGGCGAAGCCTGCGCAGGAATACTGCATTGCAGCCACCACTGATCAATGGTGGACTGTCTGTATGACCAAGGCTGAGTGGTCGGGATGGATGCAGGCGTTCTTTTCTGTGGTTGCGATCGGCTTCTCGGCATATTTCGCCTTGAAGCAACGTCGTGACATCGAGGCTGATCAAGAGCGCAGTCGGCATGCTCGTGAGGAAGAAGCAATTCGCACCTCCACCCTGCTAATTGAGAGTGCCAGCATGGCTGCTCGTCAGCTATTGGAGGTTGCTCGCAATCAAGGAGGGCGAGCGGAAATAATTGAGCCATCAGAGAAGCTGGCTGCTGCGCTAAGAGCTCTGCGGGTAATCGACCTCACGACTCTGGGTTCGCATGAGCAAGTCGCGCCGGTGCACGAATCGGAAGCGATAAGCGCAGCCATTAGTCGGCATGCCGAGCTTTATTTCGATGCCGCGAATATAAGCACAGCAGCATCGGGCAATTTTCTCTTTCACGCTGTCGATTTGGTTAATGCTTTATTAGAAGCCGAAAATAGAATTTCCCAGCTACCGCAGTCGCCAAAGCGAGTCAGGGTTTTCCGTTCTCAGTCAACATATCAGCCGCCAACTTCTTCGCCATAGACGATGAAAGCCACCCAACGGGGTGGCCTCCATCGAGCTCTTTCATAGCGAGGCAGGGGCCGCTCTCTCAGGTGTTCGGCGTCCCGTTCAGAATCTGCAGGCCGGTGTCCTTGGCGATCTGCTCGCGCAGCTCCTGCACCGCGCCCTCGATCACCTTGTGGGGGCGGATCAGTTCCAGCCACATCACCAGCGCGCCGCCATCCTGGATGCGGTAGCGCAGCCGCACGTCCACGCGCCACTTCGCCCCGTTCTCGAACACGGGGATGGCGAGGGTGAACTGCTCGGGCACCTGCAGCAGGCCCTGGCGCGCGCTGCCCTGCACGTCCTCGTTGTACGTGAACTGCGTGGAACCGTCGGCCAAGCGGATGGCGGACTTGAAATCCACCTTCTTTTTCGCCTCGAGCGTGCGGCACACCTCCAGCAGCGTGGAGCCGTCCGGGCTGCCCGGGTGGCCGTTGAACGGCTCCAGGAACGCCACGTCCATCAGGTTGTTTTCGATGAACTGCGCGAGGTCCACCTGGTTCTGCTTCTTGCCGTCCATGCCGGTCCAGGCCGTCCACTCGGGGGCCAGCGGCGCGTTGTACCGCGCGCGGTGGTCACCCCACCCGGGCCCGTCTGCGTGGTGGTTGAAAACCGCCGTGAAGGTCGGCGGTGCGATGGTGCTGAACAGGCGGGTGCCCGAGCCCTTCTGGTCGTTCACGACGGTCACGAAGGACTCGGCATCGTTGAGCACGGTGGTGCCCTTCTTGCGCACCGGCACCGGCAGCGTTTCCGGCAGTGTCTTCGCCTCGAAGCCTTCGGGCAGGATCACCATCGGCATGCCGTTCACCACCCGCACGGGCTGGTGGGTCGCGGCGATGATTTCCTGCGCCGCGGTTTCGGTCTTGGTTTCGTTCAGGTCCATGGACATTCCTTGAGGTGGACAGGTTGAGGAGGGGGGATCAGTGGGTGACGGCGCGCAGGGACTGTTTCGGCTCGGGCGCGACGGTGCGCACCTCGCCCTGCTGCTGGGCGATCGATTCCTGGGACACGTCGCGGACGCCCTCCAGGGTCTGCTGGCGCGGGTCGGTGCGCTGCAGGTTGTTGTCGGGGGTGGCGAAGAGGATGGTCTTGCCGCGCGTGGGCTGCGGCAGCTTCGTCTTCACGTCGGCTTCGAGTTCCATCTGGCCTGCCTTCCCGCCGATCGGGCGCATCTTGATCTTGATGACCAGCTCGCCGGCCTTGCCGGTTTCGGTGGTGGCGTGCACCAGGTCGTTGAGGGCGTCGGTCGCTTCCTCGGCCACGCTCGGCACGGCGTTCTTGAGGAAGTCGACCACCGACTGGCGCTTGGCCTGCAGGGTGGGGTTGATGAGCTTGGGCACGGTGCTCTCCATGTGATGGCCCGCGCGGCGGGCCGGTTGAGGGAAGGGGGCGATCAGCGGGCGCGCAAGCACTGCACCGTGGTGCTGTCGATCCACGCGGGCGTGGTGCCGGGCTCGCACGCGCGGGCCGCTGCGGCGGCGCGGCGCTCCTCTGCGGCTTCGACGTGCGCCTGTTCGGCCGCCGCGCGGTGGCGCGTGTCTGCTTGGCTGTCGTCGTGCTGGGCCCAGACCACCAGCCCGGCGGCAACAAGGGCCAGGAAGGCCGTGCCGATCGAAGTGGTCGGGGTGGCAGGGGCTGGGGCTGGGGCTTGCGCGGTGTCGCGCATCGCGGGGTGATGAACGTCCATGGGTGTCTCCGGTGGGGAAAAAGGAAGGCCCGCGCGAGGCGGGCCGGTGGTGGTGGTCAGGGGCTCGAGTGCAGGAGGTCCATCTGGGCGGGCGGGGGCTGCCGAGGGGGCCTGCGCGGTGGCTTGGCCTGCCTGGCAAGCAGCTGCAGGACCGTCTTCACCCGGCCGGGCACCAGCTCGGCGTATTCGGGGTTGAGTTCGCACAGCACCGCACGGCGGCCGTGCGCGATCGCCACGCCGGCCGTGGTGCCGCTGCCACCGAAAGGGTCCAGCACCACGTCGCCCGGCCTGCTGCCGGCCAGGATGCAAGGGGCAATCAGCCCGGGAGGGAAAGTTGCGAAGTGCGCACCGCGATATGGGCGCGTTGCGACGCTCCAGACGCTTCGCCGGTTGCGCAGATCTCCGTCGTAGTCCACATCGGCGCGGTCTGCCCTGAACTGCGGCTTCTGACCGTGCTCTCCTGCGCTGTCCTTCGTGGTGCGAGCGAAGCTGTAGCGGCGGCTGCGCATGCGCTCGGCATACGCCAGCAGCCCGCCGCGTGTGCGGTGCATGTCGTCCTTGCTGCCGTCCGTCAGGCCTTTCAACGGGCGCACGTTGCCGGGCGCCTTGCCCGCTGCTGGCTCCTTCACCGCCTCGTGGTCGTAGTAGTAATGCGGCTTCTTCGAAAGCAGGAAAAGGTATTCGTGAGCCTTCGTGCACCGGTCCGTGATGGACTCGGGCATGGGGTTGGGCTTGTGCCAGATGATGTCCTGGCGGAGGTGCCAGCCATCGGCCCGGAGCGCGAAGGCAAGCATCCAGGGGATGCCGATCAGATCCTTGGCCTTGACGCCAGCTGCGTCCAGCCAATCAGGCCGGTTGCGGACATTGGTGACGTTCTGACCGCCGGCAGTGTTTCGGGAGCCTTTTGTGTAGTTCCCTCCGCCGCCGCCCGCGTAGCTGTCGCCGATGTTGATCCAGAGCGTGCCGTCGTCGGCCAGCACGTCGCGAACGCACCGGAATACCCGGACAAGCCCCGCGATGTATTGCTCGGGCGTCTGCTCCAGCCCGATCTCGCGGGCCTTGTCCGGGTGTCCGTCCGGAAGGTAGCTGCGCAGGCCGAAGTAGGGCGGACTGGTCACGCACATCTGCACGCATTCGCCGCGCGCGGCCATGGCGCGCAGGCTGTCCCGGCAGTCGCCCAGGTCGATTCGGTAGTCCATCGGGGCTCCGTGTGGTAGCCCGCGTGGCGGGCGCGGTAGAGAAAAAGCCGGTTGCCCATCGAAGGGCTGCAGGGGGAAGAGAGAGGGAGGGAGGAGAGCCCCCGGCCCGGCTGGGAAGTGGTGTGCGGCGTCAGGGTGCGGCGGACATGAGCTGCCACGGCTCCGTGGGCGTCCGGCGATACCAGGCGGCGACACCGGCATCGCACTGGTCGACCCGGTACTGCTCCAGCGTCCGCACCAATTCCGACAGGGCGCGGAGGAAGGTGGGCATGGGGCCGAAGCAGCTGGGCCCGATGAGGACGAAGTTCTTCCCGTCGGGGACGTGGAAGGGCGGCACGAAATCGTCAGGCATGCGGGGCTCCGTGGGGCTGTGGCCCCGGGCGGGGCCGGGTTGTAGAAAGACCGCTGCCCCATCGGGGCGTGCCGAGGGAAGAAAGAGAGGGAGGAGTGGAGACCCCCCGGGCGCGGTGGAGGGCCGCCCTGAGCAGGACGCCGAAAGAAAGAGCCGCGTGGTGCGCCCCAAAGAAGAGGGAGGGAGGAGAACGGGGCGCGCGGCGAAAACTGGGTGCGGTGGATCGCACTGGGCAGCGACCGCTGTGGGCAGGCGCTGCACGGTGAAATCATATCCTCGCTTCTTTCCCGAGGTGGTCAGCGCTCGCGCGCCGGTCGTTGTTGCTCTTGGCCTCCCGTGATGCCGCACCGCCGTACTGATCCCAGCGGATGGATTTCGCAATGCAGGGGTCTTCCGGTCGTTTCCTTCCTTTGCCCACCTATATCTCGTTCGCGATGCCTGTCCCGTCCGGGGGCAGAGCGCTACTAGCCTTTGCACGGCGATCTTTTCTATCCCGCTACCGCCCGCGGCGGCCCTGTGTTTACCCAGCCGTGCCTGCTGCAAGAACTTGGCGGGCTGCTCTCGATCGATGGGCCCCGTCGCGGGCAAAAACCTGGCGGCAAGCACTGCGATGGGCGTACTCTAGCAATAGTTTGCTAGTGACACAAGCAAAATATTGCTACGGCGGAAGCGCGATGGCGCATTCTCTGGAAAGGGCGCTATCAAAATTGAGGAAACGCAACCATGGCTTGCGATGCCATCGGCGTTTGCTGTTGGCTTCGTGCGAAGTCTGTGGAATACTGTATAAAAATACAGTTAGGAGAACGACGTGGGTGAAGGTCGCAAAAAATTGTTGGGTTGGCGTCTGAAGCAGGCGCGACGAGAGGCGCGGTTGTCGCAAGGACATGTTGCGGATACGTTAGGCATCACGCGGCAGTGCGTGTCTGCCTGGGAGACGGGCGCGAGTAGCCCGTCCGCCACCCAGCTTGGAGAGCTGTCGGGGCTCTATTGCAAGTGCGCTCACACACTGTTGTTCGGAGAGCCATTCAAGGCCATCTGTTTGGCGGCCATGATCGGGCAGGGCCTGTCGCCTCTGCCTTCACCTTGAGGAGAAATCGATGGATGCGAAGACCCTGTATGACCAGATGGACAACGATGAGGCGAAAGCACCGCATGTACGGTGCGTCACGTCACTCTACGCTGCTCGCCTGGCGGCAATTGCACCTAAGCTGTCACCTGAAGAGCTGGATCAGATGATTGAATTGGGGGTAGTGGTGCACCGCCGGTCCACTGTGCTGGTACCGGTGCTCAGTGCAACCAACGTGGAAGACTGGCTGGCCCGAAATGCCAGCGGCAAGGGCGCATAGAACGCCACATCCGGGGCGGGGCTACGCGCTTTCGGTGGCCTTCTTGCTTTTGGCCGCCTGCCTTGAGGTGCGGGGGTCTACCCCGGCCGGCGCGTCGTCTTTGGTGAGCACCTTGTACGCGGCCTCAATGCGTTCATAGACATCCCGCTGCACGCCATCGAGCGGCCGCAGCAATTCCCACGACTCGACCTCAAGCGCAGAGGCGAGCATTTCCACTTCGGTCAACTTTGCCGACCCGGGCTTCCCGTCCTTGCCTTGCTTGCGGCGCTCAGGATGCAGGTAGAGGCTGATCGTCGTTTGGCCAACACCACACTTTTTCGCCAGACCCATCTGCGTTAGTCCCTTGCGGACCATGTGGTGTTCAAGGTTCTCCGCGAGAGCCTTGTTTAGCGCGCTGACTTGCATGGACGAAGTCTGCTCAGTATTGCTAGCAAAGTGTTGCTTGCTTGAGTAGCAATGAATTGCTAGGATCGAGTCATGTCCGCAAGATTTGACAACGCAATCCGAGACCGACTCACACAGCGCCGGGGCGACTGGGCGGAGATCGCAGAGCAGTCCGGCGTCAGCCATTCTTGGATCTCCAAATTCGTGAACGGCCGGATCCCGAACCCGGGCTACGCGACGCTCGAGAAGCTCTCGACGGTTTTGAGACCCCGCCGACGAGGTCCCAACAAGGCCGGTCGCGCGAGAGTAGGGGAGGTGAGCGATGGCTAGGCACCTGACCGCCCGGCCTTCAGTTGAGCCACGAACGGACGCAGGCGCTCGTACCTCTCTGCGTATCCACCCAGGTCATCGGGGTAGAGCCTCACCCAAGCATCTCCGGTCCATCGGACCGCGAAGTTCGCAGGCTTCTCGGGCCTGCAGACCACCTCGGCATCACCCATCGCATTTCCCTGCGCATAGACGTTGCACACCACGCAGCTCCAGTGCTCAACAACGATCCGGTCCCCGGGCTTGATTTCGGGACGTACTGACATGAATGACCTCTCTCCAAAAGAACGTGTTTTTCAGATGCTCGCCTCGGTGGCGCGCACGCTGGATGAATCCCCCGACCTGAACGCTGAGCGCCATCACCTGGCGACCCTGGTTGAGCACTGCCGCTCCTGGGAACCCCAGGTTGCTGATCTTCCGAACTCCGGAGCGGCCGGGGAGGGCACCCCTTCCCAGAGCTCATCCCTACGAACCACACCGGCGGACGCATGAGCACGACCCCAGAAGACCACGACGACCCGATGTTCGCCCGAGGCATTGCCGGCCCGCTCGGCAAGCTTACCTGCGACGCCAAGACCAAGATCGATGAAGTGACCCACGAGCTGTGGCTGCAGCACTGTGCTTCGCGCGGGCTGGACACCGCCGGGGTGCTGCGCGACTGCATCTACGCGCTGGTGCACGGCAAGACGTACCGACAAATGGTGGTGGACAAGATCAGCCATGACTCGAAGCGTATCGACGCGCTCGCGAAGCTCATAGGGCCGTTCGGGGCCCCCGAATCGGAGGGCGCCGGGCAATGAGCGCGATCCTCGCCACCACGGGGGCTTTGCCCCTGACCATGAGTAGCCGCGAGATTGCCGAGCTGACGGGAAAAGACCTGTCGCACGTGAACCGCGACATCCGCACGATGCTGGACGCCCTGCGGGATGATCCGGAACTGGATCATGTCCGGGAAGACAAGGACGCCCGGGGCTACACCACGGCGTTCCACCTCGGGCAGGAGCTGACCTACACGCTCCTCGCCGGCTACAGCCTGCCGCTGCGCCGCCGCGTGGTCGCGCGCTGGCAGGAGCTGGAGGCCCAGGCCGCCCCCGCGATTCCGCGCACGATGGCTCAGGCCCTGCGCCTAGCCGCCGACCAGGCGGATCAGCTCGAACTGCAGCGGGCGCAACTCGCCGAAGCCGCGCCGAAGGTCGAGTACGTCGACCGGTACGTGGCCGCCAACGGCGCCAAGGGTTTCCGGCAGGTCGCCAAGCTCCTGCGGGCCAACGAACACGAGTTCCGGGCGTTCCTGCAAGAGGAGAAGGTCATGTACCGCCTGGGCGGGGAGTGGACCGCCTACCAGAGCCACATTGACGCGGGCCGCTTCGTGGTGCGGTCGGGCGTGGCCACGGCCACCGAGCACGCCTTCAACGTCACGAAGTTCACCCCGAAGGGGGTGGAGTGGGTCGCGGGGCTTTGGGGCAGGCATCAGGCGCGGAAGGCGCAGGGGGCAGCATCCCAATGAGCACGATCGTGATGGCGGCCTGCTGGCCGCTCCAGGGCATGTCCGCTGCCCAGAAGTCGGTGCTGATCTCGCTGGCCGACCAAGCCAACGACGATGGGGTGTGCTGGCCGTCCGTGGCGACGATCGCCAAGCGCACGTGCCTGTCCGAGCGATCGGTGCAGGAGGCGATTTCCTGGCTGCAGGCCGTGGGCGCGGTGTTCCGTGAGTACCGTGTGAACTCCAGCACCAGCTACACGGTGACGCCTGCGAGCTACAAGCCGGGGGCAGCGCCTGCGAAGCGCAAACGCTCGGGTGCAGATGGCGCACCGGGTGCAAATAGCGCACCCCCCGCAGCAGGCGCACCCGGTGCAGATGGCGCACCCCCTCCCGCAGATGGCGCACCAGGGGGTGCAGATGGCGCACCTCAACCCCCGCAGGAGGCGCACCCCACCGGTGCGCCAGGCGCACCCAAATCATCATTGAACCGTAAAAGGAACCAACAGAGAACCGCCAAGGAACCATTCCCGCCGGCTGCGCCGCCGGCCCCGCAGGGTGAGGGCGACGATCCGGAGACGGCGCTGCAGAACGCATGCCGGGCGACCTGGACCGCCTACTGCACGGCATTCCTGGCCCGCTACGGCGTGCTGCCCGTGCGGAACGCGCCGGTGAACGCCAACGTGAAGTCGCTGGTGAAGCGGCTGGGCTACGAGGAGGCGCCGCTGGTGGCCGCGTGGTACGTGGTGCACGTGAACGAGGCGTTCGTGGTGAAGAACTCCCACGGCGTGGGCGTGCTGGTGGCGAGCGCCGAGGGCTACCGCACCCAGTGGGCCCGCGGCCAGGCGGTGACGGGCACGGCGGCGCAGGCCACCGACAAGACCAGCGCCAACGCGGACGCCATCGAGGAGGCGAAGCGCCTTTCGCGGGAGCGTGCAGCGCGTCGTGCCAAGCAGAACGGGGAGGGCGGCAATGATTGACGAAGACGCACGCGACTGGCTCGCGGAGGAGCTGGGCGCCACGATGGAGCTGGCCGGCCAGCAGATCCGTCCCGCCGCGCTGAGCCTGCTGATGGACGATCTGGCGCACCTGCCCAAACCGGTGCTGCAGATGGCCCTGGCGCGCATCCGGGCCGAGCACAGGGGCCTGATCCTCACCGGCACGGTGCTGCAGTACGCGGACCACGCCCTGGGCCGCCTGCTGCCCGCCGAGGCCTACGCCCTGGCCATGTCCGGCCAGGACGAGCGCTGCACCGTGGTCTGGAACAACGAGATCGCGGAGGCCTGGGGGCTGGCAGCGCCGCTGCTCGCCGTCGGCGACAAGTTCGGTGCGCGGCAGGCCTTCATGGAGGCGTACGCACGCATCACCGGTGAGGCCCGAGCCATGCGGAAGCGGCCGCAGCTGCAGGTGAGCCTGGGCTACGACGCCGAGGGTCGAACCCGGGCCGTGCAGGAAGCCATCGCCGCCGGCCGCCTCCCTGGTGGGCTGGAGACGCTGCCCGACGACGTGCGCGAGCAGCTGGCCCTGCCCGCGCCGCGCGCCGCGCTCGCACTCCCAGCCCCCGAGGTGCACGCCGACAGCCCGGCCAAGGCGCAGGCGCTGGAGAGGTTGCAGACGCTGCGCGCGCTGCTGACCCGCGGCATGCCCCGGGCCCAGCGCCTCCTCAAGGTGCGAGCGTGGCAGGACCGCCGGCGCACCCGTTCGCTCAAGGCCGCCGCGCAGCAGCGCGTGGACGCATTCCAGGGGGGCTAGGCCATGATGAAGATGGAATTCACACGCGATGACGTGCTCGCCCGGATCACCGATGGGCCGGTGCGCACGCTCGACCTAGCCGGCTCCCGCAACCACGAGGTGCGCCAGCGCCTGCGTGCCGTGCTTGAGGAGCTGGGTGCTGACGGTCTGATCCGTAGCGTCTACATCGAAGGCATTCCGCACTGGGTGCTCAAGGATTGGGACTTCACCGATGCACTGAAGCTGCAGATCCTCACTAACCGCAGCCGCCGGATGCTCGATGGTTGCCTGGAGTGGCCGGGGTATCTGGACCCCAGGCGCGGCCCAATGGCATGTATCGGGAAGGATGGTGTGCCCACGTCGGTGCGGCGGACCATCTGGCAAATCAAGCGGGGCCCGCTGGGCTACCAGCAGACGGTGCGCGTGGACTGCGAGAACGATCGATGCGTTGAGTACCAGCACATGGTCCTTGGCCGGCGTGAGGACAAGGCCATCGGGAAATCCATTACCCAGCTGCAGCGGGCGCGGATCGCCCGGGCGAAGCAATGCACCGGAAAGCTGGACTGGGAGAAGGTCCGTGCCATTCGCGCCCGCCTCGATGCTGGCGCCACAGACGGGGAACTGGCCCGGGAGTATGGCGTGGCAAAGCCGACGATCGCCGACGTGCGCAAGCACCGGTCATGGCGCGAGGAAGGCGGCATGTTCACCGCGCTGATCGCCCGGAGGACGGCATGAGCAAGATTTTGGGCATCGACCCGGGCATGGACACCGGCCTCGCCACCTTCGAGGCCGGCAAACTGGTGGCGCTAGACACCATCACGCCGCTCGAGCTGGAGCGCACCATCCGCGCGGCCCGGCCGGACTGGGTGATCTACGAGGACTCGCGCCTGCAGAGCCGCGCCTGGAACGCGCACAGCAAGGCCGCGAAGGGCGCGGCGCTTGCCACGGCGCGTGACCTGGGCACCGTGGATGCCTGGTGCCGCTTGATCGACGCCATCTGCGCGGAGCTGGGCATCCCCGCACGAGGCATCAGCCCGGCGGCGAAGGGCCCCAAGCGCGCCGCCGAGAACTTCAAGGCATACACCGGCTGGCAGGGCCGCTGCAACCAGCACGAGCGCGACGCCGCCATGGTCGGATGGACGTTCCGTCAGGCTGCACCCGAGAAGAAGGCGAGGGCGGCATGAGCAGCACGCACGACTACACCAGCCCCCGCTGGGGCCACAACATCACGTTCACCATGGTGAGCGAGGACGGCAAGACGGCATCCGTGGTGGGCCACGGCCAGGGCGTCAAGGTGGGCGACTACCTGATCCTGGCGAACGGTCCGCGCGCCACCACCCGCTACCGGATTGTGAAGCTGAAACGGGCGCGCCCGGCCGACTGCTGGCGCGCGCGCATCGAGTTCGCCCCGCGCGAGGAGGCACCGGCATGCTGACCCGCACCAAGCCCATGAGCCGCGGCACCGTGGGGCTCAAGCGCTCGCGGCTCGCCTCGGCCGCCCGGGGGCTGCCCGCGGCGAAGCCAGATCGTGCGGAGCGCCTGTCAGCGCGCGCACGTGCGGTGATGGAGTCCGCAGTGTTCACGCTCCAACTGAAGGCGCTCCAGGCGCGCCGGCCCGCGCTCGCGCGGACTGTGGCCCATGCGCCTGTGGACCCGCACGCGGTGCCCACCACCATTCCCAAGGAGGAATTGCTCCGCAGCAAGGCCTACCGCCGCATCGTCGCCGCCATGCCCTGCAAGGCCTGTGGCCGCCACGGCCACAGCCAGCATGCCCACGAGAACCAGGGGAAGGGAATGGGTCTCAAGGTGGACGACCGCCGGGGCTTCCCGCTGTGCACGGTGGTTCCCGGCCGCGTGGGCTGCCACGAGCTGTTCGACCAGTACCAGCTGGTGGAGGGTGGCAGGAACGCGCATCGGCTGCTGGGCGAGCGGTGGGCCGCAGAGACGCGCCGAGAGATCGAACACGCGGGCCTGTGGCCCGTCAAGCTGAAACCGTGGAAGGGGGACCAGGATGGAAATGGAAAAGCCTAAGACCGAAGCAGCCCAGGCCAAGCCCCTGACCAGCACCCAACGGGTGTTCGACGCCGTGCGGGATCTTCGGGGGCAGGACCAGATAGCCACCCGGGAAACCGTGGCGGAGCTGACCGAACTCAAGCTGTCCATCGTAGACGACCGTCTGCGCACTCTCGTGGACGACGGGAAGCTCAAGCGCCTGCTGCGCGGTGTTTATGAGCTGGTCGAGGTGTTTCCGCCGAAGCGCCTCATCAGCAAGACGTTGATGCCGAACGGCTACGTGAAGATCGAGATCGGCGACCAGTTGCTGACCCTCTCACCCAGCGAGGACCGCGATCTGGCCCTTCTGCAGGTGGGCTCTGCCACGCAGGGGGCTGTGATCGAATCCAGTCGCCAGCACCTGTTCTTGGCCACCGAACTGGCCGCACGCGTGGAGAAGCTGGAGCGGGCTCTGAAGGCTGCCCGCGCGAGCAAGCCGGAACTGCAGCAGCACCTGTTGCCGATCTGACCCGGCATAGGGTTCGACGCCCCCGCCATGGCCCGGGACACTTCCCGACCATGGCCAAAGAACCGGCAGGGAAGAAGCCTGCACCCCGCAAGACCGTAGCCCCCAAGCCTGCAGCCCCCAAACGGGCCGCGGGCAAAGCCGCGCCTGCAGCGCCGGCATCGGCCAAGCCCGCCGCGAAGAAGGCAACCACGACGCGGTCGGCGAAGCCACCGGCCAAGAAGCAGGCACGCAAGGCTGCCCAGCCTCCGAAGAAAGCCGCTTCGCCGCATGCGGAGCGCGCCCAGCTCGGGCTCACGGCCAAGCAGGAAAAATTCGTGGACGAGTACCTGGTGGACCTGAACGCGACCCAGGCCGCCATCCGGGCCGGCTACAGCCCCGGCACGGCCCGCCAGATGGGCGCGGAGAACCTGTCAAAACCGGACATCCAACTGGCGGTGTCCGAAGCCAGGAAGCGCCAGCAGGCGCGCACCGAGATCACCGCGGACCGTGTTCTGCAGGAGATCGTCAGCGTGGCGCTGGCGGATGCGCGCGAGCTGGTGGAGGTGCGAACCGGCTGCTGCCGCTGCTGCCACGGCGAAGGCCACAAGTACCAGCGGACCGTCGGCGAAATGAACCGCGACCGCGAGGACTGGGTGGAGAAAGGCAAGAACCCCGCCGAGTTCGATGAAGCGGGCGGCATCGGCTTCAACCCCCTGCTGCAGCCCAACCCCGAGTGCCCGCACTGCGGCGGCGATGGTGCCCCGCGCGTGGTGCTGAAGGACACCCGCAAGATCAGCGGCGCAGCTGCGGCCCTTTACGCCGGTGCGAAGCAGACCAAGGAGGGAATCGAGATCAAGATGCACTCCAAGATGGACGCCATCGAGAAGCTGGCGCGGCACCTGGGCGTCTACGAGAAGGACAACCAGCAGAAGGCCGACCCCCTGGCCGCGCTGCTGGCTCGGATCGCGAACGGCAACAGCAACGGGTTCAAGCCCGTGGCGGACGATCCCGAGGCGCCGCCGCCATCAGCCACGAACGGGTTCCAGCCGCGCGAGGACGGAGAGGCCGACGATGGCGGCGCCCCGGTCTAAGCGCGCCGCGGCGCCGGCCGAGCCCGGCACGCTGGACGAGGACGACGACGCCCTGGCGATCAAGCCCGGGCGGGAGGTAGACGCGCAGGTGGGCCATCGCTGGGACAACCGGCGGCGGCCCAAGCGCGGCCCGCACATCGCGGCCCACCCCACCATGATCCCCACCGACGAGGCCGAGCTGGCCCAGTGCCTCATGGATCCGGAATGGCGCCTGTTCTCCGGCTGCCTGTACCAGATCATCGTCAAGGGCGAGAGCGACGACGACGACTCGTTCGTGATGCCGTTCAAGCCGAACCGCGCCCAGAGGCGGTTCATCATGCGGCTCTGGAACCGCAACCTCATCCTCAAGGCGCGGCAGCTCGGGTTCACCACGCTGGTCGCGCTGATGTGGCTGGACCACGCCCTTTTCAATGGCAACCAGCGGTGCGGGATGATCGCGCAGGACCGCGAGACGGCTGAAGCGATCTTCCGCGACAAGGTGGTGTTCGCGTACGACCACCTGCCGGAGGAGATCCGCCAGCGCTTCCCCCTCGCGCGCGCGAGCACCAAGGAGCTGCTGTTCGCCCACAACAACTCCAGCCTGCGCGTGGCCACCTCCGTGCGCGGCGGCACCATCCACCGCCTGCACGTCAGCGAGTTCGGGAAGATCTGCGCCAAGTTCCCGCACAAGGCGGTCGAGGTGGTCACGGGTTCCTTCCAAGCCGTGCCGCTGTCCGGGATCATCGTGGTGGAGAGCACCGCGGAAGGGCAGGACGGCGAGTTCTACCGGATGTGCCAGCGCGCCATGGCGCTGGTCACGGGCGCGGGCAGGCTGACGGCCTCGCAGTACCGCTTCCACTTCTATGCATGGTGGCAGGATCCCGCCTACCGCATGGACCCGGCGGGCGTGGTGGTCAGCCAGGAGCTGCAGGACTACTTCGACGAGATCGAAAGCCTCGTGGGCTGCACGATCGACACCGGGCAGCGAGCCTGGTACGTCGAGAAGCTGAACAACGACTTCGCGGGCGCCGAGGACCAGATGTGGCGGGAGTATCCGTCCACCCCGCAGGAGGCCTTCCAGCAATCCACGAAGGGCAACTACTACGCCAAGGAGCTGATGCTGGTGCGCAAGCGCGGCGGCATCACCACCGTGCCGCTGCTCGACCTGCCGGTGTTCACGTTCTGGGACATCGGCAGCAGCGATGGGACCGCGATCTGGTTCATGCAGTTCTCGCGGATGCAGGACCGCTTCATCGGGTACTACGAGGAGCACGACGAGGACCTGCGCCACTACGCCACTGAGCTGCAGCGCCGCGGCTTCGTCTACGGCGGGCACTTCCTACCTCACGACGCGGATCACAAGCGCCTCGGCGACTACAACAAGTCGGTGAAGGAGCAGCTGCAGGGGCTGCTGCCCGGCCACAAGTTCTTCATCGTCCCGCGCGTCACCGAGCTGATGACCGGCATCTTGACCACGCGCAAGCACTTCAAGTCGGCGTGGTTCGACCTCGAGGGCACGAAGCACGGAGTCGAACGGTTGGCCCACTACAAAAAAAAGTGGAGCCAGGCCGACGCTCGATACCTGGACAACACGCCCGACAAGAGCAACGGGTGCAGCGAAGGCGCAGACGCCTTTCGCCAGTGGGCACAGGCCAAGGAACTGGGCCTGCTCGAACTCATGAGCGACCAGGGCGGCTACGTCGAGGCACCGGTCCCATCCTATTACTGAGCACGACACCATGACCACCAAGACCGACGCAATCGACCCCGTGGACACGCCCGATGGCGATGTGCCCCTATCGCTGGGGGAGTACACGCAGATCCTGGAGGAGATCGACAGCCAGCCCAAGGCCTGGCGTCGGCAGGCCGACAAGGAGATGGACTACGCGGACGGCAACCAGCTGAAGACCGAGCTGCTGCAGGCCCAGCAGGCCCTGGGCATTCCGCCATCCATGGAGAACCTGATCGGCGCCGCGCTCGAGGGCATCCGGGGCTACGAGGAGGCCACGCGCACCGACTGGCGCGTGACGCCCAACGGCCAGCCCGGCGGCCAGGACGTGGCGGACGCGATCAACTTCAAGCTGAACGAAGCGGAGAGAAACGCGCGGGCCGACGATGCGTGCTCGCGGGCGTTCTACCCCCAGATCGGCGTGGGGGTGGGGTGGGTGGAGGTGAGCAAATCGGACGACCCGTTCGGCTACCCCTTCCAGTGCCTGCCGATCAACCGCAATGAGATCCACTGGGACATGAGCGACCCGAGCGACGACCAGCTGCTGCGCACGCGCTGGCTCCGCCGGCAACGTTGGATGCACCCGTCGCGGCTGGTGCGGGTGTTCCCCGATCACAAGGAGCTGATCCGCCGGTTCGGCAAGTCGGGCACGGCGTGGTGGAACGAATACGACGGGTACGACGAGGGCGGGCAGAGCACGGGCCTGAGCCGCGCGGCCGACGTGGCGCGCGAATGGACGATCGCAGAGGACCGCTGGTACAACCCCTTCAACAAGGAGATCTGCGCATCGGAGCTGTGGTACCGGCGCTGGTCCGACGTGATCGTCCTCAAGAGCCCGGACGGACGAGTGGTGGAGTTCGATCGCGCCAACCCCGCGCACGTGCACGCCATCGCGAACAATCTGGTGCAGTTCCGCCGCGCGACCGTGGCCAAGGTGCGCCGCTCCTACTGGCTCGGGCCGCACGTCCTGTTCGATGGCCCCACGCCGTATGCACACCGCTTCTTCCCCTACGTCCCCTTCTGGGGCTTCCGGGAAGACCAGACGAACGTGCCCTTCGGCTACATCCGAAACATGCTCTACCAGCAGGACACGCTGAATTCGGGCAACTCGCGGCTTCGCTGGGGCATGTCTGCTTTCCGCACCGTGCGCACCAAGGGCGCGGTGGCGATGACGGATGACCAGTTCCGGCGAACCATCGGCCGCCTCGACGCCGACGTGGTGCTGGACCCCGCTGCCATGGCGCAGCCGGGCGCGATGTTCGAGGTCGAACGCGACTACCAGATGAATGCCCAGCAGCTGGACATGCTGAACAACGCGCGGCAGGCCATCGAGCGGGTGAACCCCGCGGCCGCAGGTGCATTCTCGGGCCGGCGCGGGACGGCCACCAGCGGCGTGCAGGAAACCACCCAGGTGGAGCAGGCCAACCAGTCTCTGGCACACATGATGGGCAACTTCAAGCGCGGGCGCACCCAGGTGGGCGAGCTGCTGCTGTCCATGCTGGTGCAGGAGATGGGCACCGAGGAGCAGACCATCGTGATCGAGGGCGACGCGGTGCGCGAGGACCGCGTGGTCACGATCAACAAGCCCGAGACGGACGCGGCCGGCTACCCCTACCTGTCCAACGACCTGCAGCGCACCCGCCTGAAGGTGTCGCTGGAGGATGTCCCGAGCACGACCAGCTTCCGGGGCCAGCAGCTGCAGGCCATGTCCGAGACGGTCAAGTCGCTGCCGGCGCAGTACCAGGCCGCTGCCATGCCGTTCATGGCTTCGCTCATGGACGTGCCGTTCAAGCGCGAGCTGGTGGAAGCGCTGCGCGCGGCCAGCTCCCAGGAGACGCCCGAGCAGGTGGAGCAGCGCATCAAGCAGGAGGTGCAGCGCGCGCTCAAGGAGGCCGGCCACGAGCTCAAGGCGCGCGAGCTGGACATGAAGGCGCCGCTGATCGAGGCCCAGGTGAAGCAGGCCATGGCGCAGGCGGTGCAGATCGGCGTGCAGGCCGCCTTCAGCGCGATGCAGGGCGGGGCGCAGGTCGCGCAGATGCCCATGATCGCGCCGATCGCGGACAAGATCATGCAGGGCGCAGGCTACCAGGCCCCGAGCCCGGGCGGGGACGACCCGAATTTCCCCGTGCCCGCGCAGACCGCGGCGATGAACATCAAGAGCCCGTACATCCAGGGCCAGGGCCCGGAGGCGGTGGCAGGTGCTGCAGACGTGCGGGAGAACACGAGCCCGGCTTTCCCACCGGTACCGCAGCAGGCAAGCAGAGGGGAGCGCGGCATCGAGACGCCATCCCCCGCCGACAACCTGCCGGCCTGACCGGCATAGGAGTTCGCCATTGCGCCGCCTGCCGGCGCAATGGTGGCTCCCCGTCATGGCAAGGGGCTCGCGGCCAGCCACCGCACCGTCCTGGAGACCTTCGATGCATTCCACTCGTCGCTCGCTTCTGTTCGTCCTCGCAGCTTCGGCCTGCGTGGCCGCCGCTTCCGCATTCAGCTCGGCCACCGTGGCGGCCCGCGGTGCCGCAGGCGCCGTGCGCGCTTTTGCCCTGGCCACCGCCGCCGACGTGCTGGGCTGTCTGCGCCTGTTCGCCGACCCGAAGCTCCAGGTGCAGGCGATGCCGCCCGCACGACAGGGGCTCACCGCGCGCGAGCGCCGCGACCTGAATGACATCCCGACGATGCGCCCCACGGTCAGCCCACGATGGCGCATGGTGCCGTCCACCTGAGCCGGCGCGCGGCATGACCGCGCATGCTGCTGACAGGCCCGCCGCGCGCGGGCTTTTTCATGGGTGCCCGGTATAGGGCATAGCGAAAACACCGCCTCTTCCGACACTGATACCCAAGCAGAACGCGCGAGCGGGACGCGATGCCCGGAGCGTGCATGCGCACCGGATCCATGAGCAGATGGCGCGGCCTCGGCCGCTCCGGATTGCTGGCCCCTTGCGGCCACGGCGACATGTGGCGGGACAGGCATGACGACATCACACGAGAGTTTCTACGACGGCATCGACGGCGCACTGACGCCGGAGCAGGCCCTCCAGGCATTGGCCTTGGAGGGCACGGGCGATACCAGCACCGCAACGGTGCCGGATGCAGGTGGCGCGCCCACGACCACCACTGCGACGGAAGAAAAAGGCGAGGCCGGAGCCGGCACCGACAACGAACAGAAGCAGCCCGCCCAGGGTAAGGCTGACGACGGCAAGACCGTGGATGTCAGCGCAACGGAAGTGGACGAGTCGCAGATCGACCCGTCCAAGGCCGTGGTGCTGGCGAAGGATGGCAAACACACCATCCCCTACGCGAAGCTGGAGGAGGCCCGCAAGGGCGAGCAGCAGTGGAAGGCCGCCGCAGAAACCGCCCAGCAACAGCTGGCCGAGCTGCAGGCGCAGGCGCAGGCCCGGGCAGACGCCGGCCAGGCCCCGACCAAGACCGACAACATGGCCGCCACTGCAGCGGCGGCCATCGAGGCGGGCGCGGACGCGGACCTGTTCGGAGACTTCTCCGAGGCCGCGCTGAAGGCTGGCATCGAGAAGCTGGTGGCCCAGCAGGTGGCGACCCAGGTCCAGGCCCACGTGGCCAAGGCCGTGGAGCCCCTGCAGGCCAAGCACCAGCAGGACGCGGCCAGCGCCCACTACGACGCCATCTACAAGGCGCACCCCAATGCCGACTCCATCGCCCAGAGCGCGGAGTTCAAGGCGTGGGTGGACTCGCAGCCCAGCGTGGTCCGCAACGCCTATTGGGGCCTGTTCGACGGCAAGACCGGTGGCACCGCCGCCGAGATTGTCGAGGTGTTCGACGCATACAAGGCGGCGACCACGAAGCCTTCGTCTCAACCAGCTGCAGCCGACCCCAAGGCCGCAGCGCAAGCCGCCCTGGCAAAAGCCAAGGCTGATCCCCCCTCCAGTCTCTCCAGCATCCCTGGCGGGCACGCGGCGGGAGCGTCGGCCTTGGACGCCACGGCGGACATGAGCGGCCTCGAGATGCTGCAGGCGACCGCGAACATGACGCCGGCGCAGATCGAGGCCTGGCTGAACAAGCAGATTTAAGGAGGTTGCCGTGAGCACCACCAAGACCAATGTGCCTTCCGGCGCGCAGGGCGCCATGATCCAGCAGGCCGTGGGCGTATTCCACACCTGCAGCCAGCGCAACACCCAAATGCGCCACCTGACGGGTTCGATGCCCAAGATCGACGCGGCCATCGCGGCGACCAAGGGCAACCAGTCGAAGACCACCATGCCCATCGTTCGTGCGGAAAACCTCACGAAAAACAAGGGCGAGGAGGTGACTTTCCACCTGGACAACCCCATCGGCGCGTACCCGATCATGGGCAGCGAGCATGCCGAGGGCCGCGGCACCGGCATGTCCTATTCCGAGGACAAGCTGCGGGTGAACCAGGCGCGGTTCCCGATCGACATGGGCAACACCATGACGCAGATCCGCAGCCCGTTCGACATGCGTCGCTTCGGCCGCCCGAAAGCTCAGCGCCTGATGGACGCCTACATCGACCAGTCGATTCTGGTGCACCTGGCCGGCGCCCGGGGCTACCACGATCACAAGATCGAATGGACCGTGCCCGTGGACACGCACCCGAAGTTCGCCGACATCATGGTGAACCGGGTGAAGGCTCCCACGCGCAACCGCCACCTGGTGGCGGGGAGCGGTTCGGTGGGCGAGCTGCGGGCGAATTCTGGCGAGATGGTGATCGCCACGACGGACGGCCTCTCCATGGACGTGGTGGACTCCCTGCGGCAGTGGGGTGACTCCATCGCGCTGCCGCCGCCCCCGGTGGAGTTCGACAACGACCAAGCCGCGACGGACAGTCCCATCCGCGTGCTGCTGGCCGGCCCGGGCCAGTTCAGCCAGTTCGCCACGGACCCCGCGTTCCGCGCGTTCCAGGCCAACGCCCACGCACGTGCCCGTCTCGCCAAGGACCACCCGCTGTTCCTCGGCGATGCCGGGCTGTGGAACGGCATCCTGGTCCTGAAGAACCCGAAGCCGATCCGCTTCTACGCGGGCGACACGGTCAAGTACTGCGCCGACTACGCGAGCGAACAGGAATCGTCGTGCGTGGTGCCTGCCTCGTTCGGCACCGGCTTCGCCGTGGAGCGTGCGCTGCTGCTGGGCGGTCAGGCGTTGGCCCAGGCCTTCGGTGCTTCGGAGCACTCGGGCATCCCGTTCTTCTGGAGCGAGGAGAAGGGCGATCACGGCGACAAGATGGAAATCCTGATCGGCGCCATCCTGGGGATGTCCAAGATCCGCTTCGCGGTGGATCACGGCGACCACAAGGAATACACCGACCACGGCGTGACCGTCCTCGACACCGCCGTGAAGATCATGAAGCCGCGCTTCTGATGACCCGCGGGGCCGGCGCCGCGAGGTGCCCGGCCCTGGCCCCATCCCCATCACCTTGGAGGCCAAGATGGCAACCATCCTCAAGAAATTCATCGGCGATCACCAGTTCGGTGGCTTCACCCCCTACGGCAACGTCACGGTGCTGCGCGCCACGCTGCAGACCCTCGCGAACGGCTCCGTGCTCAACGCCAACTCCACCGCGCCCCTGGCCGTGAACGATGTCGTGGTGCTGCAGACCCTGCCCCAGGGCTTCGATCTGCATGACCTGCAGATCATCATCTCCGACCACTTCGGCGCGGGCGTGACCGGCTCCGTCGGCTTCCTCTACATCGACGGTGTGGACGACGCCACGGCCCCCCAGGACGCGGCCTACTTCGGCGCCGGGCTGGTGCTCAGCGCAGCAGCCCGCCTGCGCACCTCCAGCTCCAAGGCTCCGGTGAAGCTCGCCAAGGAAGCCTACCTGGTGCTCACGATCACGGGCGCCGCCGTGGCGGAAGTCGGCCGCGCCGATTTCATCGTGACCGGCGAGCGCATCGGGCCGAAGTAATCGACCCACGCAGACCGAAGGCCGGGGCCACGCGCCCCGGCTTTTCCCCATACCCCCAGGAGCCTGACATGAGCCAGACCCAGGACGTTGCCGTGACCTACATCGGCAACGACGACCCATTCAAAGACCGCCTCTACCGTTCCGGCCTCACGTTCGCGCGCGGCCAGACGCGCTTGGTGCCCGAAACGCTGGCGGCGCGCTTCCTTCAGCACACCGACGTGTTCAAGGGGGCGGATGCAGTGGCCGCCGAGGAGGCCGCCCAGAAAGGCGACGCCGCCAAGCAGGCCGACGACACCCAGCAGCAGTTGGACGATGGCAAGAAGCGGGAAGACCTGCAACGCGAGCGGGATGATGCCCGCTTCGCACTGCTGGACTCCCTCGAATCCATGGACAAGCAGGCGCTCCTCGTGTTCGCGGCCGACAAGTTCGGCCAGAAGCTGCACCCCAACACCGGCGAGACCAAGCTGCGCGACATGGTGAAGGGCTTCGTGGACCAGTACGGGATGCCATGAAGCTGGAAGACCTGATTCGCCGCTTCCGCACCCTCGCCAAGGACAAGGTGGAACCCTACCTGTTCGAGAACGAGGACGTGGTCGACTGGCTCAACGATGCGCAGGCCCAGGCCTGCATTCGTCGTCGGCTCATCCGGGAGGACGCGCTGCCCGCCGTGTGCCGCATTGAGCTGGCCGCGGGGAAGCACACGTACCCCCTGCATGCGTCCGTCTTCGAGATCATCCATCTGCAGGCCCGGCGCGCGAGTGACAGCCAGCCGCGGCCCATGACCATCGTGACGCGGGAATGGCTGGAAGCCGAGGTGCCGGGCTGGCGCGACCGCGACTACCCCAGCGATTGGGTCATCCAAGACGACACCACGTTGCGCGTGGTGGGCCGCGTGGAGAACGGCGAGGTGCTGGAGCTGGAGTGCTACCGCCTTCCGCTGAAGCCCTTCGACGTGGGCAACGACACCGCCAAGCCCGAGATCCACGAGGCGCACCACGAGCACCTGATCCAGTGGGCCCTTCACCGGGCGTTCAGCGTGCCTGACACCGAGAGCTTCGACCCCGACCGTGCCGTGCTGGCCGAACGCGCATTCACGGCCTACTTCGGCCCGATGCCGGATGCGGACCTCCGACGCGACACGCGCGCCGACGTGCAGCACTTCAACCGCGGGGTGCTGCCGTGACCGATACCGGAACCATGCACATCGACCTGCGTGTGGGCGATTCCCTGCGTGTCGGTGATTCGGTCATCACGCTGGCCAAGAAGGACGGACAGCGCGCGCGCCTCACGGTGACGGCCCCGCGCAGCACGCCCGTCATCCGCCCCAACCAACAACCCAGCGCGCAGGAGTGCGCTTCTTCGCCCATTGCGGGCAAGGAGCACACCCATGGCAAACACCCTCTATGACTTCGCGCGCCAGCGCTTCCTCGAGGCCCAGATCAACTGGATGACCGACACCGTGAAGGTGCTGCTGGTCGACACGGGCGCCTACACGCCGCAAACCGCCGTCCACCAGTACCTGGCCGACATCCCGGTTTCCTCGCGCGTGGCCGGGCCCGTGACGCTCACGGCCAAGAGCACGGCCGGCGGCGCGGCCGACGGGGCGGACGTGACCTTCACCAGCGTCTCGGGCCCTTCCATCGAGGCCATCGTCATCTACGTGGACACCGGCACCGAAGCCACCAGCCCGCTCATCGCGTACATCGACACGGCCACCGGCCTGCCCATCACCCCGAACGGCGGCGACATCATCGTCACCTGGGACAACGGCACGAACAAAATCTTCAAGGTCTGACCCCGCCGATGACCACCAAGCCCCCCACCCAGGTGGCCGGGGTCACGGGCATCGCACCGGCGCCGGTGACGATGAACGAGATCCCGGCATCCGCCATCGACTGGAAGGCCGTGGCGAGCCTGCCGCCGTTCCAGATGTTCGCGGGCGAGCGCAGCCGTAACACCAGCGGAAAGGATTCCATGGAACATGCCCTGGACTTCGTGAAAGCCAAGGGCAGCGGCGCGGACGTGCTCCAGGCCTACGAGGACTGGCACGCGGCCAAGGGCTACTGGCCGAACGAGGACGCCTACGGGCGGGCGCGCTGATGCCGATCAAGCTCTACCGCAGCGACCAGGTGGGCGCGCCCGCGCTCAGCGGCACGAACGGCACGTTGATCGCGGTGCTGGACGCATGCCTCGTGAATGGCTTCGGCCAAGTCAACGTCGCCACGCTCACACGCGTGGGCAACGTCGTCACGGCGGGGTTCATCGCGCCGCACAACCTGAACACCTACGACTGGGCGACCCTCGCCGGGGCTGACCAGGCCGGCTACAACGGTGAGCACCAGGTGACGCGCGTGGACGCGCTCACGCTGACGTTCGAGGTGCAGGGCGACCCGGTGACGCCCGGTACCGGCACGATCACCATGCGACGGGCTCCCGCGGGCTTCGCGAAGCCGTTCGCGGCCACCAACAAAGCGGTGTACCAGTCCACCGACCCCAGCTCCCGTCGACACTTCTTCCGCGTGGTGGACGACGGTACCAGCGGCCTCGGCGCGCGCGCGGCGCGGATCAGGGGCTTCGAGACCATGGCGGGTGTGGACGATGGCGCGCTGCCGTTCCCGCCGGGGCACCTGTTCCCGAACGATGGGTTTTGGCTCAACAAGTCGAACTTCCTGGATGCCTACGCGCGGGCATGGATCGTCGTGTCGGACGGCAAGACCGTCTACCTCATGATCAGCGGCGGCCGCGGGCCCGCAGACTTCACGGATGACAGCTACGCACAGCTGAACGCCTTCGGCGAGTATTCGACTTTCGTGCCAGATGCCTACGCATCGTTCGTGTCGGGCATGGAGGGGGAGGACCAGAACTCCTCGAACTGTGGGGTGCTGCGCTCCGCGGGCACCACGACCCCCAGCCCGCAGGATCGAAACTGCCCGGTCGCCGTGGCCCGGATGTTCAACGCGGCGCCCGGGTCGTACTACGCCGTGGCACACATCGGCCACGGGATGAACTCGCCCTACGTCATTGGCGAGCGCGTGGCGATCCCGTACCCCAACCTTCCGGACAACCGGTACTACCTGACGCCCGTGCTCATGTACGACCCCGGCGGGTACCTCAGGGCGCAGCTGCCCGGGGCCTATGAATCTCTCCATGGCCGCACCCACACGCAGGGCCGCATGCTCGAGAACGTGAACGTGGTCGGCAAGGAGAAGCATCGGTTCGTGTACCTGGGCGGCCGGGGCGGCAGCACCAGCTACCTCGGCGGCATCTTCGTCGACCTGACAGGCCCATGGGAGGTGTCCTGATGCCGGTGAAACTCTTCCACAGCGCCCAGGTGGGCGCGCCGACCCTCACGGGCCAGATAGGGAGCCTGGTCGCGCTGCTGACCGCGTGCCTGGTAGACGGGTACCCCACGATCACGGTCACATCGGTCACGCGCGACGGCGGGGTGGTGACGGTGGTGACGGAGTCCGCGCACGGCTTCAACACCGGGGACTACGCGCGGATCGCGGGTGCATCCGAGGCGGCCTACAACATCGAGACGCTGGTCACGCGCGTGAACGCGACGACGTTCACCTTCGCGGTGACGGGCTCTCCCGCCACACCGGCTACGGGTACCGTGACCGTCCGCCGCACCTCGGCCGGCTGGGAGCGCGCTTTCACGGGCGAGAACAAGGCGGTGTACCGGGCGAAGTCGGGGCTGCGCCACTACCTGCGCGTGGTGGACGACGCCAGTTCCGCCGGCGGCGCGCGCGAGGCGCAGCTGCAGGGCTTCCGGACCATGAGCAGCGTGGATGCCGGTGAAGAGCGTTTCCCCAGCACGGCCCAGAAGGCGGCGCTCTACGCTTACAAGTCCAGCGGCTCCGATGCCAGTTCGCGGCCCTGGGTGCTGATCGCGGACGAGCGGTTTTTCTACCTGGGCATCCAGGAAGCCGACTCGCCGACGAACAAGCTGTGGTACGGCGGCGGTTTCCCCTACTGGTACACCTTCGGCGAGCTGGTGGGAACGACCCGCGAGGTGGACCAGTACGCTACCGTGTTGGGCGGCATGGCTGACTCCAACCGCCTGAACGAGAGCGTGTGGAATGGGGCCTTCTTCCCCATCCGCCGCAACTCCGCCGAGGGCAATTCGGCATCCGGGTACACGCTGCGCGGGGTCGATGAGCTGGAGGGCGCGCCACTGCAGTACAACCTCTGGGGCCATGGGTGGGACCAGAACTGCCTGGGTGTGGCTGGGTGCCTGACCTACCCCCACCGAACGGACAACGGGTTCTACCTGGCACCGGTGCGCATGGCGCAGCAGAACACTATCCGCGCCGCCATGCCCGGGCTCTACGAGTCCCTGCATGGCACCGCAGGCGGCCTGGTGACCAACTGGTCCGAGTTCAACGGGTCCATCGTCGGGCTGGAAGGGCGGCGGCTCATTTGCTTCCACGCCCGATGCTACGACCAGATCGGGCTGCTGGGATTCGACGTGACGGGGCCCTGGCGCTGATGGCTGCGCACCGGTACTGGCGGCTCAGGAACCTGGCCACCTCCTACTTCACCTGCACCGAGCTGCAGATGCGCGAGGTGGCGGGCGGCCCCAACGTCGTTGGCGGCGGAACGCCCATCGCTTCATCCGTCTACCAGGGAACCTACCTGACTGCGCGCGCTTTCGACGGCAACACCGGCATGCCCGAGTGGCATTCCGATGGCGCGGGCGCCGGCAACAACTGGCTGGGCTACGACTTCGGTGCCGGCAACGCCAAGGACATCGTGCAGATCGTCTACTCGCAGCGCAGCGAGGCCTCGTGGTCCCCCAACAGCTGGGCGTTCGAGTACAGCGATGACGGCTCCGACTGGACCACGGCCCGGGTGGGCTCGGGTTCTTTCCCCGCCGACAGCACCACCGTCCTGGACGTGTTCCAGCTGGACCCGTCGCAGGTCAAGAACCGCCTGTTCCCTCCAGCGTTCCTGGCATACACGCGGCCTTCGCCGGGCACGCCTGCGCAGCCGGTGTTCAATCCGGACTCCCAGTACCGGGAGCGGCCGGGGCTGCAGTTCGTCGGCATGATGGGGCTCAACCCGGTCTACAAGCTCGCGGGCTCCACTACCTCCCTGGGTGATCCCGTGCCGCGGCGCGTGCGCCTCTACAACCAGCGCGACGGGCGGCTGGCGCGGGAGCAGATCACGGCGGAGGATGGCGCTTTCGAGTTCACCCACATCGAGCAAGGCCCGTGGCAGGTGGTGGGCGTGGATGACACGGGCGCGCAGAACGGCGTCATCTACACCCACGTGCTGGCCGTGCTGATGTAGGGGCCGCCGATGGCACTCCCACCAGGCGGGCGGATCATCCTCGCGTTCGGCGTGCCGGGCGCGCCACCCGCGGGCGATAGGGTCGGGCTCGACTTCGCCCCGCGGCCGCGGCAAGACCCGTTCTACGTCGGCCTGAGCGACCAGGGCGGCATGGGCGCGCCTGGGGTGCGCTTCAAGTCGCGGCTGATCCAGCACGCGACGGCCGGCGCCGGGGGCGGCGTGGGGATGCCCGGCATCGAGAAAGAGGCCCAGCGCATCACGGCAGCCGGCTGGCTGTCGGGCGCCGTGCCCGCTCCGACCTATGTGCGGTGGCGCCGGTTCATCACCCCCGCCAGCTGGGCCGCCAACGACACCCCGCCCGTGCCGTCCCTGCGCCTGGCGGGCGGCTACCAGCCGGCCCCTGGCTCCCACATCACGTTGAACTTCGCCGAGCCGCTGGCGCCTCCGCCTGGTTCGTCGGTGGTGCTGGAATTCGGCGCGGTAGGCTACGGGCGTGTTCTCGGTGCGACCGTGGGCATGGCCGGCGGCGTGGGCGAACCCGGGGTGTTCAAGCCCCAGCAGGTCCGCCCGGCCGGCATCCCGTCCGCGGCGGTGGTGGGCGCGCCATTCGTTGAGGGGAGCATTCGCAACGTGCGGCCCCAAGGCGTGGCAACCGTCGCGCCGAGCCGCCCGACCGTGCGCAATTCGGCCGTGCCGCTACGCCCAGCGGGTTTCGACGCACATGCGGCGGGCGAGCCGCGAGTGTGGAACTGGTGTCAGTACGTACCGGTCGGCGGCTTCTACGCGGCGCTGTTCGGCACTGCCTACGTGCAGGGTGGGGTGAAGACCGTGCTGCTGGACGGGCTCGCCAGCGCGGCCTACGGCACGGTCAACGTCATCAACACCACCGCGAACCGGTCCGTGGCGCCGCGAGGCATCGAGCCGCCGGGGATCCCGACGCCCAACGTCTCGCCGCGCTTCGTGCTCCCGCAGGGACTGTTCGCGGCAGGCATGGGCACGCCCCTGGTGCAGCCCAATCCCCACCCGGCCGGCTGGGGCTCGGCGCTCTATGGCACGCCGCGGATCTACTACCGGACGCGGTTCCTGCGACCGGCGGGTATCGACGCCTACGCGCCAGGCTACCCACGGGTGGGCGACTGGGCGCAGCGCATCCTTCACGCCGCGTCACCCGTCACCGCCGTGTTCGGTGATACCGCCGTCCGGCTCAAGAACCTGCGGACCCGCCCGGCTGGCTTCACGGGCATGGAGGTGTCGCCCTGGGCCGAGGTGCGCAACCTCAATCGGTGGGTGCGCGCCGCCGGCATCGCGCCGGCCGCCGTGGGCGCGCCCGCAGGGCGCAATGCCACGCCTTCGTTCGCGCCGCCGGGATTCATCGCCACGCGGTTCGGCGCGGCAGGTGTGGGTGCGAGGATTCGATATGTCACGCCCACAGGGGTCACGCTGCCCGTGGCGCAGGTGGCCGGGCCGTCCCTGTGGAAGACGCCCGACTTCAAGCCGGATGGTATCGAGGCGCCCGCAGTTCCACCGCCAGCGGTCACGAACGGACGCCGGTACCTGCTGGGGCAGGGTGCAGCGATGGCGCGGCACGGCACACCCACGGTGGGGTTCGCCTACCGATGGATCGCGCCCGAGGGGCTTGCAGCCTTCCAGCCCGGTGTCGGCCGCATCGACCACGGCAACCGCGAGCTGCTGGTGGCCGGGTTCAGCGACAACGCCTACGGTACGGGCTGGGCCAGCTTCGCGCGTCGCGCCCTCGCGCCAGCCGGCTTCCGGACCATCCAGGGCGCGAACCACGCGGTGGCGGGCTCGCGGTTCCTGCGGCCCGACGGCTTCGTGGCCACGCGATGGGGCACGCGGATCATTCCCGAAGCCCGGGTGGTGTACGCGCTCGGTTTCGCCGGGATGGTCGGATGGCCCGCCGTGGCGAACCGGCGCCAGTACCTCGCGCCATCGAGCATCCGCCTGTACGCGGAGCCGCAGCAGCATTTCGGCTCGGCCCGCACGTGGAACCTTCGGCAGCACGTGACCATGTTCCCCGACGTGGACAGCGACCTGAACCCGCCGCGGTGGTCCCAGTGGACGCGGATCGAGAACCGGAACAAGCTGCTCGGCGTCACCGGCACCCTTATGACCCGCTATGGGGCCGTGCAGGTGGACAACAAGGCGCGGCAGATCCTGCCGGCCGGGACGGCGGCGCCTGCGCTGCCGGGGTACCAGCGCGCCGGCATGGTGGCCTACCGCATCCGCGGTCTGCCCCTGCGCGGAATCGAAGCACCGCACCTGAGCACCTGGGCCAACGTGCGCAACGCGGCGCGCCTGGTGCACCCGCCGGGGCTGGACGCGCAGGCCTTCGGCTCGGCCGGTGCCGTGAACCGAACACGCGTGTTCAACCGCATCGGGAATTTCGACGCGGCGGTGCTGGGCTACCCGTTCATCGCACCCCGCGTTCGCTCGCTGGGCATCGAGGCGCGCTACACCATCGCCCCTCCCGTCGTCCCGGTGGCCCGCGTGCAGCTGCGCAGCCGGTACCTGGGCCCGCGCGCCATCGGAAATCCTGAGGTGGGTGCGGCGGCGCTCACCATCCACAAGAGCATCATCACGCCACGGTGGACCCTGCAGAACTTCTACGGCTTCCCCGTGGTGCGCAACGTGACCCCCGAGGTGCGAGGAAAGGGGTACGTGATGGAGCTGTGGGGCGACAACCGCGTGAGGTTGCAGTGGCGGCCGCTGGCGCCGGTAGGCACGAATACGGCGCTGTTCGGACGGACCACCATCGCCGACCGCCGGCGGACGATCTTCCTGGCGGGCTGGAGCAGCATGGCGGTGAGCGACAAGCTGGAGGTGGTGCGCACGGGCACTCCGCCGCTTGCCACCCAGTACATCTGGCTGGACTCCCAGGATCCCAGCGGCGATCCGGAAGCCGGGTTCGGCATCAAGGTGCCCGCCGAGCAGGTGCCTGTCCCGAGCCTGCAGCAACAGGTGGTCTACCCGTCCGGCATGGACACGGTCGGGAACTTCGGTTCGCCGACCGTGACCGCGAACTCCATCCGCGTGGAGCCCGGGTACTTCGACCTGCTGGTGGGGGAGCCTGTCGTGGACTTCTGGCGCCGGACGCTCACGGCGAAGGGGATCGCCTCGACGTCGACGCCGGGCAAGCCGCGATTGAGCCCGCACACGATCTGGGCCGTGGTGGACGCTCCAGAACAGGCCGTGCTGAACCACCCGGAAAGCCGGCAGGAGCTGGTCCGGTCGGAGGTCACATTCGGAAATCCTGCCCTCGAAAACCGGCACCGGATCGTCGCGGCCGCTGGCACGGCGCCGCCCGCCTTCGGGATCACCGATGTGGTGAACCGCCGTCAGTACCTTCGGCCCTCCGGAACCCACTCGGCCCGGTTCGGATGGCTCACCGTTCCGGGCCCCATCCACGTGGAGTTCTTCACGACCATCAGCACCATGGCCATGGGGCAGCCGACAGTCGCGCGCCCACCCCAGCTGGGACCGCAGACCGTGATGGGGCAGGGCTTCGTGGCGGCCACGCTCGGGCAGGCCCGGCTGGAGCTTTTCCACCGTGCCATGCCCGTCCAGGGGTTCGAGGCTACGGCGATGGGGTTTTCGCGGCGGCCCGACGCGCCATTCATGTGGCAGAGCCTGCGCGTGGGCGAGCGGGTTCCGAACGTCGCCGAAGGGTTCGACGCCGCGCGCTTCGGCGCCACGTGGATCTCGCACCGGGTTCGGCAGGTGGCGGTCGAAGGGTTTGATTCCTTCGTCATGGAGTACGACTATCGGGCCTTCGCGCTGCGCATGCGCGTGCGCAACGCCACCGGCACCGAGCGCCCCCGCCAGATCGTGCTGCCGCGCGGCGACCGCATGGAGCTGGTGGGCACGCCCGGCGCGCGGCTCGGCGTGCACTACATCCGCCCGGACGGGAACGCAGACCAATACCGCAAGGGAGCCCCCTCATGAAGACCTTCAAGATGCACCCGTTGGCGGGGATCGACAACGCCTCCACCCACGACGATGCGCTGCAGATCGGCGGCCAGGAGCGGCGCCTGTTTCTGCGCGATGCGGTGAACGTGGACATCAGCGAAAACGGGCGTGCGAGCATGCGGCCCGGGCTGCGCAAGGTGTCGCCGCTGGCACTCTCCAGCCTGTGGCAGAGCCCCCTGCATGGCGACGTGTTTGGGGCGCTGGGCGGCGACTGGGTGAAGGTGGATCCGCTCACCTGGAGCACGCAGCCGCTGGCCGCCATCGGTGGCCCTGACCTCTCGCACCTGGTGCTGAACAACGTGGTGCTGGTGGCTGGCCCGGCGGGCCTGTTCCAGTTCAACGGCCAGGGTGCGCAGCGGTTCACCCTCGATCGCCCGCCCGCGCCCATGGTGGCGGCTGGCGCGGGCTCCCTGGAGCCGGGCGCCTATGGCGTAGCGGTGGCCTGGCTGCGCGGCGCCATGGAATCGCCCCTGTCGCCCATGACCACGTGCACGGTGGGCGCGGCCGGGGCGCTGTCCATCACGCTGCCCCTGTGCCTGGACCAGAGCGTCACGCACGCGCGCCTGTACCTCACCCGGCAGAACGGCGGCGAGCTGGCGCGGGCCGAGGACTACCCCATCGGACTGCTGCAGGTGGAGCTTCCCCTGCTGCCCCAGCTCGGCGCGGCGGCGCAGTTCCAGCACATGGAGCCCATGCCCACCGGGCAGTTCCTGAGCTACTGGCGCGGGCGGCTGGTGACGGCGCGGGCCAACATGCTGCGCTTTTCCGAGGCCATGGCCTACCACCTGCACGACCCGCGGCACGGCTTCGTGCAGCTGCCGCAGCGCATCACGTTCGTGTTCCCGGTCGATGGCGGCCTGTGGGTCGGCCAAGTCGACCACGTCCTGTTCCTGCGGGGCTCCGAGCCGGGCGGCCTGGCGCTCGAGCGCAAGACCAGCAAGGCGCCCGTGCCGGGCAGCGCGGTGGCGATCGATGCGGAGACGGCTGGCGAGCTGTCCGGAGGCGGCCAGGCGGCGCTGGCGTGGCTGGCGGAGAACGGCTACGTGCTCGGCACGCCCGACGGGTCGGTGGTGGAGACGCGGGCAGGGCGCCTGCGCGGCATCACGGGGCAGCGCTCGACCAGCATAGTGTTTGCAAAGCGCCTGACCACTGCCGTAACCTGATCCCTCAATCGGCGCGCAGGAGTGCGCCTTGGCCAACCACCAAGGAGCATTCCATGAACCTGCAGCACGAGATCGCGCGCGAGATCCGCGCCGAGCGCTACGACCTCACGCCCGAAGGGCTGTACCTGCCCCGCCTGGGCGCCATCGCCGCGGGCGAATACTTCGGCCGCGTCAACGGCGGGGCCTGGGAGAAGGAGGGCGACAACCTGATCGTGACCGAGGGCTTCGCGCACATGCTCAACGTGGCGTTCGGCAGCACCGCCAAGCCCGCCGGGTACTACCTGGCCATCTTCTCGGGCAACACGAACCCAGCTGCGAACTGGACCGCCGCGTCTTTCGCCGCCGTCGCCAGCGAGATCGTCAGCCTGACCGAGGGCCACACCGGCGCCACGCGCCCGGCCTGGACCACCGCGAACACCACCACGGGCAGCATCGACAACATGGCAACCGTGGCTACGCTGACCATCGCCACGGCCTCGCAGCTGAACGTGACCGGGGCGGCCCTGCTGACCAGCAACCAGCGCGGCGGCACCACGGGCGCCCTGGTATCGGCATCCCTCTACGCCGCACCGCGCACGTTCCAGAACGGCGACACCTACGACCTCGGCTACCGGCTGAACCTCACCAGCTGACCCGATGCACCAGCCCCGCCCACATGGCACCTTCGGGGCTGCTACCGAGGAGGATGCCGCGGCGGCCGAGCTGCTGGCGCGGCGCCTCACCAACCTCAAGCAGCAGTCCGGTCTGAGCAGCCTGCGCATGGCGCGCACGCTGCCCAGCGGAGCCATTGCCATCGCCCAGGACATGGGCGGGGTGTTCAAGGTCATCATCCAGCCGCGCATCGTGGAGCAGCCCGCGGAGGCCGGCGCCGACGGCCTCGCCAGCAGCTACATCCCCATGATGTTCTCGGGCGCCATCGACCGCGGCACCGCGCTGCATGGAGAGGGTATCCGGGTGCGGCTGACAGCCGAGACGCGCCGGCGGCTGGGCGGCTACGACCCGAAGCGCGCCGCCGCGGTGGCCGACACGCAGGTGCTGCAGCGGTTCGTGATCGAGCTGTCGCAGCGCTTCTTCGAGCTGATGCCGATCCCGCCGCCCGAGACGTACACCTTCACCCAGTACGCGAACCTGCGCCCCACCTGGTACAGCGGGGCGATGGCCGAAGTGGTGCAGATCGTGGGGGGATATGGCCGGCTGGCTCTGAACGAACTGCCGGACACGCCCGTCGAGCGCGCGCGCATGGCGCTACCGCCCGGTGTCACGCGCGCGATCGAGCAGCAGCTGGGGAACCGGCGGTTGCCGGGCTACACCGGTTTCCCGCCGATCGACGGGCAGATCCGCTACGACTACAAGTTCAACGAGACCCACGGTGTGGGCTTCGACACGAAGCAGCGCCCGTGGCTGCTGCGCGTGGGCCCGGCAGGGGTGTACGCCATGCCGCTGCCGCTCATCCCGGCCACGACCACGAAGGCCTTCCGCGAGTTCGTGGAGTACCACGGAGACGACGAGCTGAAATGGGTTCTGGATCGCTTCGGCGGCATGCCCTCGGGGGAGAGCTTCCCGGCGGTCGCGGCGGACTTCCAGGCCTGGCGCCGGGCGGGAGTGATCGTGAAGGTGTGCGACGTGGGCGACTTCTACCAGCACCTGATGTACGGGTCCGCGATGGGCTGGAGCTTCAACAGCCGGGGCTCCGAGGGGTTCAACACCTGCTACGACTTCGAGCCCGAGCGGCGGCAGTGCTCCAGCCTGGCCTACAAGCTCAAGCTGCAGCTGGGAGCGGCCGAGGGTGACGGCAAGCTGCCGCCGTCCTTCGAGGTCAACGACCCGGACGACGCACGGGCACTCAACGCCTACCTGTCCAAGCTCTACGAGGCCCTTCCCGGCGAGCGTGCCCGTTCGCTCGCCATCAGGTACAAGCTGGGACGCACCCCGGTGGCCGAGATCCTAGAGCGCGCCGTGGCCGCGCTCCGCACCGGCGCGAACGTGCAGGCGGAGGTGGACTACTGGGACAACCTGGAGGCGCCGCCCATCGCTACCCACGCCGGCAGCGTGTCGCGCGTGGGGGCAGGGCCGATCGACTGGCAACTGCCCGGGTTCAAGTTCCCGGAGCCCTTCCTGCAAGGGTGCATTTCCTTCGAGGGGCCTGCGCGCCAGCCAGCCGCGTTCGCGGCGCCGCGCGCGGACACGATCCTGGCCGGCTACTACGTCGGCGACTCCCTGAAGGTGGTCAAGTTCTTCAAGGACGATCGAGGGTGGTTCCAGGAGGGGCGGAACAACTACGAGGAGTGCATGACGATCGGCTCCTGGGAGCAGACCGTGACCACGGGCAGCTCCACGCTCATGGGCAATTTCTACACCAGCGACTTCGATGACCGCGAGGCGGCGGCCGACACCACCGAGATCACCCGCATCGTGGGCACCGATCTGGGCTACGACCACACGCCGTTCTTCTCGTTCGATGACTTTTTCTGGCGGCCGGGGACGTTGTGGCGCAACCGGTACATCAAGCATCGGACCAGCACCGAGACCACCCGTGGCTACTCCCGGGCCGTGGCGGTGTGCCTGCCGTACCTCGACCGAAACGCCGTGCTGCACGTGCGCTCGGACAGCCACAGCGGGAAGACCACCAGCGAGGCAACCAGCCTGTTTTCCATCGCCGACCCGTGGACCTACCGGTATTGGACCAACGACTTCATCTGGGCGTGGATCGGAGGTGTGGCCGGGCCGCAGGCCAAGGTGCCGGTGTACCCGAAGGACGGGAATCCGGTGTGGGTGGTGCAGCAGAACTACGCGCCGGGGGTGTGCAGCGATTTCGCTGACCAGGGCCCATGGATTCCAGGGCTGCCGGCGGACTTCACCTGGCTGATCCACCCCAACAAGGGCGAATGGCGCCACAGCGGCGGCGGCGGGCCGCCTTCGGTCAACGAAGGCTCCACGTCCACCACGCAGCCGGGCAGGACCGAGGGGCGCATCAACTTTTCCTCTCTGGGCACACCGCTGACGCTGATGGCGCAGCCCGCGTCAACCTACTTCCTCAAGTCCCCGGACCAGTATGTGGGAGTTTTCTACCGGGACGCCATCAAGGTGGCGGCAGGGGAGTGCGAATACGCCAGCGTCTCCGAGGCCCACCCGTCCCTCCCAGGCGCGCGAGCGTTCCAGGGCTGGTGCCGCCTGGCGGACCACAAGGCCGCCCACCACTTCATAGGGGTCATCAATGGCTAGCTACCGCGACGACACGAACGAAATTGCCGTCGCTCGGGATTCCACCTGGGCGGGCATCAGGACCATCGCCGAGAGCACGGCCCGCATGCGCGACGTGGTGCTGCTGGGGCTGGGGCTCATGACGATCGAGACGGCCATCGGCTCCGATTCGGTGCACGACCGGCTACACACGCTGCTGATCGAGCGCGGACGGGGCTCGGACCAGCTCATGGTCGCCGCCTCGGCGCGCACGCTGGTGGTGGAGCGCGCGCGCGGTGCGGACGCCATCATCGGCCGGACTCGCACGCTGATCGTGGAGGAGGCGGTGGGCTTCGACGCCCTCACGAGCGGCGCCACGCAGGTGGTGGCCGAGCGCGGCCGCGGGTCCGAGACGGTCATCGGGCATCGCACCCACCGCCAGAGCGTGACCGAGGCCGGCAAGGGGCGCGACGTGCTGATCGCCCTCCAGCGGCAGCTGGTGGTGGAAGCCGGCCGCGGCTCCGACATGGTTCTGGGGCGAGCGCACGCGCGCGTGCTGGTGTCCGAGGCGGCCACTGCGGCCGACGCCGTGATCGACACCGCCGTGTCGCGGCCGGTGGTGCTGATCGAGAGCGCGCGCGGCGCCGCGGCGGTGGTGGATCTCCTGCATGCCCGCGAGCTGGTGCAAGACCTCCCGGCCGTGGCTCAGGACGAACTGGTCACGCTGGGAGCGCTGATCGGCCAAGCCTGGACGGCGCACGCCGACAGCTGGGCCATGTCGCGCTACGACCCGTTCGGCTTCACCGGCCTGGCAGTGATCGACGGCGCGGTGTACGCCACCGGCCCGGACGGCGTGTACGCCCTCGATGGCGCCACAGAGCAGATCGCCGCGCAGCTGCGCACGGGGCAGGTGGACATGACGGGCGGGAGCCTGGCCAACCTGGTGGAGTCGCATATCGAATACGAGCTGGCCGGGAAGGCCGTCATGGATGTGACCCTCACCCAGAGCGGCCGCGCTGCCAAGACCTACAGCTACCCGCTCAAGGCCCGGCCCGCCGCCGCGGCGCTGACCAATGCCCGCTTCGAGTTCGGTCGGGGGCTCGCGGGCCGCCACTTCGCCTACACGCTGCGCCTCACCGGCCAGCATGCCTACATCAACGATTGGAACGTGCTGGCCGCGCCCAGCAAAAGGAGTGTCTGATGGCTTACGCAATGGAGACGGCGGTCAACGTCGTCACGCAGAAGATGGCGCAGCTCGATGCGACCGCCAACCAGTACAACTCCATGCTGCAGGGCTCGCTCGCAGCCATGGGGAACGTCAAGATGGCCGACGTGGCGCAGCCGCAGATCATGCAGGCGCCCGCCGTGCCCACGCCTACGATCAACGTGGGGGAGGAGCCCGCGTTTTCGCCCACGCCACTGGTGCTGCCACCCGAGCCCACGGCGCCGAACATCGACGGCCTTCTGGCGAACCTGGACATCGGGGACATGGACAGCATGCCCGCGGCGCCGATCATGCCCGCGCTGGAGCTGCCGGCCGCGCCCGGCATGGCCGCAGTGCCGGTGCCGGTGCGCCCGGCGATCGACACTAGCGTGGACCTGCCGGCGCCGCCGGACATCGCGCTGCCGACCATGGAGGAGCTGGAGCGCATCACGATCCCGGCCTTCGAGTTCCCCCAGCTGGCGGACTTCGACGCGCAGCCCCCCAGCGCGGCCGGCATCACGGTGCCGAACGTGTTCATCAACTGGAGCGAGCCCCGCTACGACTCGCAGCTGCTGGACGAGCTGCAGGCCCAGGTGCGCAGCATGATGGCGGGCGGTACCGGGTTGCCGGCCGCCGTGGAGGACGCGCTGTTCGCGCGTGCACGGGAGCGCGACAGCGCCGAGACCGCGCGCGCGGTGCAGGAGGCCGTCGATACCTGGGCGAGCCGGGGCTTTTCGATGCCGCCCGGCATGCTGGCCAAGCAGGCCAACGTGATCCGCGAGCAGGGGCGCCTCAAGGCGGCCGAGCTGAACCGCGACATCCTGACCCAGGCCGCGACGTGGGAGATCGAGAACCTGCGCTTCGCCGTCGGCCAGGGCATGGCGCTCGAGCAGCTGACGGTGAACCTCTACACCAACGCCACCCAGCGCATGTTTGAGGCGGCGCGGTTCCAGGCCGAATCGCAGATCAACGTCTTCAACGCGCAGATCGGCCTGTTCAACGCCCAGAACTCCGCGTTCCAGACGCTGGCGCAGGTCTATCGCACCCGCCTGGACGGCGCCCTGGCCAAGCTGCAGGCGTACAAGGCCGCCATCGACGCCCAGGTGGCCATAGGGCAGATCAACACCCAGCGGGTGGAGGTCTACAAGGCGAAGTTGTCCGCTGTGCAGGCTTCGGTGGAGGTGTTCACAGCGATGATGCGTGGCGCCCAGGTGAAGGCCGACGTGATCAAGAACCAGTTCGACGCCTACCGTGCGGACGTGCAGGCCTACGCCGAGCAGATCGGGGCCGAGAAGGTGAAGTTCGACGCCTACAAGGCCCAGGTGGATGGGGAGGTGGCCAAGGCCGGCGTGTTCGATACCCAGGCCAAGGCCTACGCCTCGACCATCCAGGCGATCGCCAGCAAGGCGGACATCAAGGCCAAGGGCGCACAGATCCGCATGGAGGCAGCGCGCGTGCACGTGCAGAAGTACGTCGCCGACCAAGACGCCTACAAGGCGAACCTGCAGGCGAACCTCAACGCAGTGCAGTACGCCACCCAGGTGTTCCAGGCCCGTGTGGACGGTTGGCGCGCGGCCTCACAGGCCAGCATCTCCGAATCGGAGGTGCACGCCCGTTTCGCGGACATGAACAGCCGGACCAACATCGCGTTCTCGGAAATGCAGATCAGCCAGTACCAGGCCAATATCCAGAAGGCGGGCCAGCAGGCCAACATCGCCCTGGAGGCGGCCAAGGCCATGGGGCAATACGCCGCGCAGCTCGCGGCCGGCGCCATGTCCGCGCTGCACGTGTCGGCCAGCGTCGGCGGTACCGGAAACCAGACCGAAACTTGGTCCACCACCAACTCGACGGGCACCAATACGAACCACAACTACAGCTATGGCGTCGGGGGATAATTCAAGGGCACTGCACCATCCCTCCTGTCTGGATGCAGGTACTACCGCTTGGGCCTGTCATCGTTGTTCCATTGCCGTGCTGCTGGTAGACGCCGCCAAGGTTGTCGTGGCAAACCCCGCCACCGCAATGAGTAATCACGGACGGTGCCGGCGGCGGGGTGGGCATCGCGGTGTTTTTTCGCCGGGGTGGGAGTGACGATGCTGGGCCCGTCAACGTGCTGCGAACGCCCGCATTGCGTTCCGCCAGCCGCTCCGCATACCCCTTGTGAGGGGGCGCTTTTGGCTGGGCCGCCGCTGCCGTCGCGCGGCGCTCCGCCTCGACGCGCTCCCTTTCTTCCTCGCGCGCCCTGCGCTCTTCCTTGGTCATCTGTGCTTCGTGTGCCTGCTCACGCTCCTGCATCTTCTCCTCGAAGGTGCGCCTGCGCTCCAGCTGCTGACCAGTCTGGCTGGTGCTGCAAGGAGCGTCCGAGTAGATCGTCTTACCTGCCGCGTCCTGGCATTTGAATACCTGGGCTGATGCTGCACACGCAGCAAAAAGCACCGCCAGCGCGGCGGTCGTTCGAAGACTGGACATGTAGGGCTCCCTCCTGGCCGGAATGTAGCACCAGGGTGGCAATGCGTCAGAACGGGGCGCGCGAGACGGCCACGGCCACCGGTCCGAGCCCGGAGTAGATGAGCTTGTCCGTTGCCCGCTCCCGGACCTCAAACCACTCCGGGTGCCGCTCCTTGATCACGTAGCCGTCGACCGGCAGCGGCAGCAGCACCTGCTCCGGCACGCCGAACCAGGCGGGTAAGTGGAGCAGGGTGGGGTGGTCATTCGGGGGGTTGCCAAGCCAGCGGGTCGATGAAGTCATCATGGTCGTCCTCGAAGGGGTCGTAGGGTCGGGCGGCCGCGGCGGCGACCATGCGCTGGATGAAGGGCCGCGCGTCGGCGGGGTCGAGTGCGCACATCCATGACTGCCGCTGCCACAGAGGCGACGACTTCTTCGTCTGCCGGCCGCCGTCCTCGCGCCCCACCAGATGCATCACCCCCTCGACGTGGCGCAGGCGCGCCCAGTGGAGGGAGCGCAGCAGGGGCTTGCCACCGGCGGCCTCGAGCAGGTGGGCCTCCCACCTGGGCCCGTAGTCGTCCAGCGGCGCCTGCTTGTACTGGAGCCAGCCGCGCACGGGCTGCCGCTCAAGCAACTCCCGGGCGGGGGTCCGCTTGCCACTGCTGCGAAGGACGTAGATATGGATGAACACTGTTTAAATATACAGTTCTTGTTCGGCCTCGGGAACTGCTCGGCCGCCTCGCGGTTCTGCCGGGCACCCAGGGAAATTGGGGCTTGCCATTGGCCCGCCGTGTCCCCGTGCTGCAAAAGTTGGAGCATGGAAAGTGCGCGCGATCCGACAGACGGCGCCCGGCCCGAGGCGCATGCTGTGCGCATGTGCAATCGCTACAAGCCGCCACCAAACGTCAGGGACATCGAGCTCACCTGGGAGATCTCCCGAAAGCACCCTGGCGACGGGCGCTGGTGGGACGAAGTGCTGCACCCGCGCGGGCAGGGCCCTGTGATCCGCCGAGCGCGGAATGACGCGGGGTACTCGCGCGAGCTGGTGGTAGGGCAGTGGGGGCTGATCCCCTGGTTCGCCAAGGAGCCGAAGCTCAAGTACCCGACCAACAACGCCAGGTCGGAGGAGTTGGCGCAGAAGGCCAGCTACAAGGAGCCATGGGCGCGCGGCCAGCGCTGCATCATTCCGGCCGCCGACTTCGACGAGCCGAACTGGGAGACGGGGAAGAACATCTGGTGGCGTTTCCGCCGTGCGGACGGGAAGCCGTGGGGCTTGGCAGGGTTGTGGAACACCTGGACGGACCGCGACACAGGCGAGGCGCACGAGAGCTACACCATGCTCACCATCAACGCCGACCACGATCCGCTCATGAGCCGGATGCACCGCCCAGATCCGAAGCGGCCGGCAGCCCGTCAGGACAAGCGCAGCGTGATCCCGATCGAGTTGGAAGACGTGGACACCTGGCTGGCTGGCACCGTAGCGGAGGCGTCCAAGCTGCTGCGGCTAGCGCCTGTGGAGGTGTACGACGCTGGGCCAGTGGAGGCGTAGAAAAGCCCGCTCGAGGCGGGCTGTTTCACCCTGGCGTTACCAGGGGCGCTGAGTCAGGCTCAGGAGGGATACCGGCGGTAGTGCTGGCAGACCTGTTCCCACTTTTCAAAGCGGTAGCGTTCGTACTGACGTACGTACACGAGGGCGTCGAGATGCTCACTAGAAGTCATCATCTGTCTCCTTCATAGGGTATGAGCCCCATGAGGTTTCGAATAGAAATCCTTGCTCACTCGCGCACGCAGGCGTACACTCCACTCCGTCTCAGCAAAGACCGGTGATCGTGAGTTTAGGACTTCGATTACCCGAGAACGCCACCCTGCCAGGTGGCGTTTTTCGTTGGGCGCCTCGGGAACCGCCCAGATGGGGAACTTTTAGGTAAGTATCTCCTGTTTCTCTCAGATTGCACGCCACCGTCGAAGGTACTGGGTGCTTGATTATATGGCCTGCCCGGAATTCACGCCTCGTCGAGAAAGGCGCTCGGATTCGTTTTGGCGAGCGGATTCTAGCGCAAATTCGGAGGAATATCGCGCCCGGTCAATCCTGTTGAAACAACCTGGCCAACAGGCGCCGTTTTCCTGGCACAAATCAGCGTTCTCTAGCCGCTGACACAGTATCGCTGCCCTTATCGGGAATACCATTTATTCGAAGTATCCCTCGTGCAGGTAATGCAAGTTGGCTTCGAAGTTGGCCTCGTTGGGTTCGCAAAGGTTGGAGAACTCATTCTCTTGGAACTGTCTATGAAAAGGAGTGCGATGGGTTGACAGTAATCTGCGTCCGACCGCTGCTCAACTTCCTCTAACGAGATCAGCCGTCCGACCGTGAGACTTGGGCTGTTCTCCTGCCAGTGCCTCCAGCTCGCCCACCGCTGGTGGCTCACGCGCGAGCCACCCGTATAGGGTTAGACAGTCCCGCCCCAGCGTGGAACATTGGCGCAATTGAACACAGGAGGCTCTATGCGAGGCTTTCAACCGGCGCATGGCGCCAAGACCAAGGGCGGGAGCCGGCCGAAATTCGCCAACGGCGGCCCTGTGCGCGGCCCGGGCACCGGCACGTCGGACGAGGTGCAGGACGAGGTGCCTGAGGGCACGTACATCATGCCGGCCGACAGCACCGAAACCCTGGGCGAGCAGCGGCTGGCCGATATGGGCCGGGATGTGCCCGTGAGCCTGAGCAATGGCGAGTTCAAGATGCCGCCCGAGCAGGTGCACGCCATCGGGGTGCAGGCCCTGGACCAGGTGAAGAATGCGACCCACACACCGGTGGGCTTCGCGCCTGGAGCGCGGGCCGCGCAGCAGGAGGTCGGTGAGCCCCGGATGTTCTTCGCCGACGGCGGCGTGGTGGACGAGGAGCGCAAGCGCGCGCCCCTCTCGCCCTCGAACATCTTCCCGCAGGGCCACCCCAGCGCGGGCGCCAGCGTCTACGGCAGCGGGCCCGAGTTCGGCAGCGGGGGCCAGTTCGCGCGCGTGCCCGACACGATCGGGCAGCAGCCCGGGCGCACCGTCGCACCCGCGGCGCAGCCGGCAGCGCCGCAGGCGCAGGTTCAGCGATCGGAGGCGGACCGCCAGGCACTGGTGAGCCAGATCCCGACCGGCCGCGGCCTGCCCGCGGCTCCCATCGAACAGCTGCCGGCCGTCTCCACGGCGGCGCGCCCGCCGGCCACCGCCGGCGCAGGCCCGGACCTGGGCGCAGCCGCACGCAGCGCGGCGGGCTTCGTGGCGGGGGCATTCCCGAACACGGCCAACGCCATCCGCGAGAGCGCGGCCGACGCCCGGACGGCATACCAGCAGGCCGGCATGGGCGCGGCATTGGGTCAGTCGGCCCGGGTGGCAGCGACTCCGCTGATCGGGCTGGCCGACGACGTGGCCACGGGCGCGGCCAAGCTGCTGGACCCCGCCGCCCAGGCGCTCAAGACGTTCGTCACCGGGGACAGCACGCCCATCGGGCAGGATGCTGCTGCACCGACCCCAGCGCCAGCCGCGCCAACGCCCGCGCGGGCCGCGCCGGTCGCGCCGCAGGCCGGTGCCGCCCCCGCGCCCGGCGTCGCGGCCCCCGCGCCGGCCATGGGCAAGTCCGCTGCAGTGCCAGCGGTCGCGCCGGCCGACCCGGCGCAGGTCCAGCGCGTGGCCGGCATGCAAGGCGTCTTCCGCAGCGGCAACAGCTACTCCGACAGCGAAGCCGGCGCCGTGGCCGGTGCCGCGCCGCGCGGCCTGCCCTCGGCACGCAACATGGCCGCCGCCGATGCGCTGGCTGAACGCTCCCAGGCGGAATCGCTGGGTCGAGTTACCGCCGCGCGGGGCTTCACGCCAGGCTTCACCGGCGTCATCGGCCAGACCTCGGGCGTGGGCAACATGTGGAGCCGCAGCCCTGAGCAGCTGCAACGGGACGCAACCATTTCCGCAAGCTCCATCAGCAACCCCGCGGAGCTGCGGCGCTTCCTGGGTGTTCGGCAGGTGACGGACGGGAACCGGGCGCAGATTGCCCAGGCGAACAACCAGACGGCGCTGGCTCAGACCCAGATGCAGGGCGAAGTGCAGCGCGACCTTGCTGCGCTGCGCGAGCAGGGCGACATGGGGCGCGCTGTGATGCGGGAAGCAGGGGACACCGGCCGGACCGTCCTCCGCGAGAAGGGCGAAAACGGCCGCGCGGCCGCGCGCAACGCCGTGGACGAGCGCCGCGTAGGAGTCGAGGAGCAGGTGCGGGGCTTCGACATCCGCAAGGGCCAGCGCGAGGAGCGCCTGTACCAGCGGTACGGTGAGGCGAAGACCCCCGAGGCCCGCGCAGCCATCGCGCAGGAGATCCGCGACCTGTCCGGCAAGGCCACCAGCCCGAAGGACGACCTGATGTTGGTGGGCGGCGGCCAGGAGTGGGACACCACGGCCAACGCCATGCGCAACGTGCCGCAGCGGGTGTTCGATGCCCGCACCCGCCAGTTCGTGGGCCAGGGCGGCCAGGCAGCGTTGCCGGCGCTGAAGGACAACCCGGCGGCCATGGCGATCGTGAATAACCAGGCGCTGTCCAAGGAGCAGCGCGCGGCCAGCCTGCGCCAACTCGGCTACAACTGACCGGCCCCGCATAGGGTTCGACGGCGCGGCCATACCCGGGGAAAGTCCCGGGCATGAGCGAAATCGACTCCATCCTCAAGGGCGCACCCGAGTACAAGCCCGGCGCGCAGAGCACCAGCACCGCGCCCCCTGCAGCGCCGCCTTCCGAGATCGATGCTGCCCTGAGCGATGCGCCGACCACCGCGCGCGGGCTCAAGGGATGGGGCCAGGACATCGCGGCTACCGCGGTGAAAGGCGCCATCGCGGTTCCCGAGGCCGTGGTGGGCCTCGCGGACATCCCCACCGGCGGCCGGGTGGGCAAGTTCCTGGAGAACGAGGGCGGCGCCGTGGGGTTCCGCCCCAAGCAGGCGCGCGAGGCCGTCAACGAATGGCACTCCGACGCAACCCTGGAGGCACAGCGGAAATTCCAGGAAGCCGATGGCATCGTGGACAAGGCCGTGACGGCCGTGCAGAACCCCAGCCTGATCGCCACGGCCATCGGGGAATCGCTCCCCTCCATGGGCGCAGGCGGTGTCGCCGCCCGGGGGCTCCTGACGGCAACGCGCCTGGGGCAGCTGGGGGCCAAGGGCGCCGCGCTCGCCGGGGCTGCCGGGGAAGGTCTGACCATGGCCGGCTCGCAGGCCGAGCAGATCCGCCAGGAAACTCCGGATGGGCTGCTGACGCCGGGCCAGGCCGGGCTCGCCGCCGCCACCGGTGCTGTGGGGGGCGCATTCGGTGCGGTGGGCGGCCGGATCGCGCAGCGCCTAGGCATCGGCGACGCCGAAACGATGCTGGCGCAGGGTCAGAGCGGCATGGCCCGCCAGTTCGCCGACGAGGCGGCAGGCGCCGCCGTGAACCCGCTGCAGCAGCAGGCCGTGAAGAGCATCCCGCGCCACGTGATCGAGGGCGCGATCGCCGAGGGCCTGCTGGAGGAGCTGCCGCAGTCCGTCGCCGAGCAGATCTTCCAGAACGTCGCCCTCGACAAGCCCTGGTACGACCAGGTGGACTCGGCCATCGTGCTGGGCACCCTGTCCGGTGGGGCGATGGGGGCTGGTGCTGCTGGCTACCATGCCGCGGCGCGGCCGCGCGCCGGCGCAGTCGGCGAGAGCGATCCCGCCGCGGCCCTACCCGCCGGCAACGAACCGGCGGCCGAGGCCCCGGCGCGCAATCCCGGCCTCGAGCGGGTCAGCCAGGCCTTCGCGGAGCAGCTGCGCATGCTGCAGGAGCAGGAGCAGGGCGAAGTGCTCGGGCCCCAGTCCACGCCGCCGGACGGTGCCGCCGCCCTGGCCGAGCAGCGCGCCACCGCAGAGGCGCAGCGCCAGGCCGACATGGAGGCCTCGCGCGCGGTGGAGAGCCCAGACGACGAGATCTACCAGTCCACCGGCGCCGAGGTGCCGCGCTCCGTGCGCATGGGCATCAACCCCGCTGGCGGCCCGCTGTCCGCTGGCGCCGCCATGGCGGTGGACACCGGCGTGTCCGACCAGATGCAGCAGGCCGCCGCGCTGGCCCAGGCGGCCGAGGCCGCAGAGAAGGGCGGTAAGGCCCAGAAGCAGGAACAGCCAGAGCGGGCCCCGCAGGGCGCCGACCCGGAGACGGGCGAGATCCCTGGACCCGATGCGGTCGCCAACTGGAGCGACGCACAGCTGTCCGCGTCCTTCCGCAGCGCCCAGGGCCGCGACGTGCGCATCAAGCTGGCGCAGGAGCTGTCGCGCCGAAAGGCCGCCCGCGCCGCCGAGCACTCCCCCCCCGTGAAAGGAAGCACCGATGGCTACCAAACCCAGCCAGCAAGCCCCCCACCACCTGCAGGAGCAGCGCAGGCCCCGGCCGTCGCCGCTGCTGGCGCACCAGCGCAAGGGGCACTGAGCAATGCCGGCACCACGACTGCGGACCCTGGAGCGCAAGGAAAAACAGCGGCTGGCGCGAAAGCAGCGCCGGAAAGCGCGGACCAGCGCGCCCAGCGCATCGACGCCGCCGGCCAGACCTGGACCCGACTGCCTACCGTGCAGCGCCAGGTGGTGGCCGAGCAGCTGAAGGGGCTCAAGCCCGTCCTGCAGAAGAACCTCGCCGGCGCGAAATGGGACAACCTGAACGCCGATCTGAAGCGGAAGATCGCCGACCTGATCGCGCCCGCGCAGGAGGCCGCCGCCGCGCCGGCGCGAGCACGTGCAGCACCCGTCGCCATGGCGCGGGGCACCACGTTCCCGCCGCTGGACGCCCCGCCAGCGCCGGCTGCCGCCGCGGCGAGTGCGCCGCCGAAGGCTGCTGGCACCAGCGCCCGTCGGGCGCGCGCAGCTGCGGCTCCGGTATCAGCGCCTGCTATGGTGCAAGCCGCGGCGCAAGAGGCGGCCACCAGCCTGAGCAATGACCTGCCGGAGCCGACGGCGGCGCAGAAGGACGCAGGCAACTACAAGAAGGGCCACGTCAAGGTCAACGGCCACGACATCAGCATCGAGAACCCCGCGGGCACGCGCCGCCGCCCCGAATGGCCGCCGCTGCAGAACCACTACGGGTACATCAAGGGTTCCAAGGGTGCGGACAAGGATCACGTCGACGTGTTCATGACCGACCGGGCGGAGGATGCCGGCCTGCCGGTATTCGTGGTCGACCAGGTGAACCGCGACGGATCTTTCGACGAGCACAAGGTGGTGATGGGTGCGGCCGACGAGGCCGAGGCTCGCAGCACCTACCTGGGGAACAACGAGAAGGGGTGGACGGGGCTCGGCGGGATCACCCGGATGACGCAGGCCGAGTTCAAGGACTGGGTGCGTGACCCTGCCAGAACCGTGAAGCCCGCCGCGGCACCGGTGACCGGCGACGCGTTGCCCCCGGTGGCGACGGGGGAGGCCGGCCCAGCCCCCGCCAAGGATGCGGAACCAGCACAGGCATCAGCACCAGCGCTGCCGGTTGCGGAGAGCGGATCTTCTGCGCCCCCGGCGCCCCAGGCGCTGCCGGCTGCGGCGGAGACGGTGCCGCAACGCATGAAGCGCGTGAAGGCGGAAAAGGCCGCCGCGCCTGCAGCACCCGCCGCGGCGGGTGAAGCGAGCCCGGCAGCCAAGCCGAAGACCGTGCCCGAGAAGATGAAGGACGCGAAGGCCAAGCGCGAGAGCAAGGCCGTGCGCGAAGCGCGGGAGGCCGAGGAGCGCCGCGCCGCCTACTTCGCCCCTGGCAACGTTGTGCGGGGATACGGCGGCGGGTTCGATCGCGTGGTCAGCTACCAGCCGGCCGACACGGATGGGCGCTGGAGCGTCACCGTGCGCGAGGTGCAGAAGGACGGGAACGGCGCGTGGGCGGACAAGGCTGGCGCGGTCGACCGCACCCACGGGACCGAGCCCTCCAAGATGAACTATGCGGCGGGCCCGGCTGCCCGGATGAAGGTCGACCCCGCGCCGGCCGCGGCCGTTGCCGTCGAGCCCCTCGTTCCCGCCTCAGCCCCCGCCCTGGTGTTGGACGCGGGCACCAGGGAAGACGGCCTGGGTGCCGGTCGGATCACGGACTTCGGCGAGAAGATCGGCGGGGCACGCAAGGACCAGGCGACCAGGGCGCCCAAGGCGATAAAGCCGCGGTCCTCCGATGAGCGGCCCGCCTGGGCCCGCCGGTTCGAGATCAGCCAGATCGCGAAGAGCAGCCGCCTGGGCGAGGAGGGCCGTTGGGTCGTGCGCGATGCGCGCAGCCTCGATGCCTTCAAGCAGCCGCGCCGCGTGGGGGCGGAGACGTATGCGACGCGCGAGGATGCGGAGCAGGCCGTGCCGCTGCTGGCCGTCTCTCAGAAGCACAGCCCTGTGCCTCTCCGGGGTGACGGCGCCGGGTACGAGATCTGGCGGGAGGTCAGCGACCGCAAGCGGGTGAAGGTGGTGGACCAGGTGTTCTCCACCCGCGACGCGGCGCTGGAGTACATGGCCAAGAACGCGCAGGCCATCATCGAGACGAACACCACCTTCGGGGAGGCCGACCTTCCCCGGCCGCCGTCAGAAGAGCGCGTGGGCGTGCCGCGCCGTTCCGGAGATGCCCGCGACAGCGATTTCATGGACGTCTTCGGCTTCCGTGGCGTGGAGTTCGGAAACTGGAACAACCAGCAGGAGCGCCAGCAGCTGCTCAACGACGCCTACGACGGCCTGCTCGACCTCGCGGAGGTGATGGGCGTGCCGCCGCGAGCGATCAGCCTGAATGGCGACCTCGCCCTGGCATTCGGGGCTCGCGGCCACGGGTTGAGCAGCGCCCGCGCGCACTACGAACCCGCGAAGGCGGTCATCAACCTGACGAAGATGAACGGCGCGGGCTCGCTGGCGCACGAGTGGTTCCATGCACTGGATCACTATTTCGGCCGGCAGGATGGAAAGGCACCCGCGGAATGGGTGGTGGGCAAGGACGGCACCCGCTCCCTGGAGATCAACGACGCTGCGGAGAGCAACATGGTCAGCGGCGGCACGCGAGGTGAGCGCTCCGCCATGCGGCCCCAGCTGCGCGAGGCCTTCGCGGACGTGATGCGCACCATCGCGCGCAAGGCGGAAGCCTACGTGGAGGACACGGCGCGGGCCGACCGGTTCGTCGCCTCCGCGCGTGAGGATGTGAGACGGCAGCTGAATTCGATCCGTGCGGACCTCGCGCGTGATCTGGACGCCAGGTACTACAAGCGGTTCAACAAGGCGGCTTCTGCGGATCAGCTGGCGGAATTCGATTCCGTGGCGGAGAAGATCCTGGCTGGCGAATTGCTGGACCTGCGGATCGAAACGAAGGGCAGCGCGCGGTCGATCGCCTCCGGCATGCGGTGGACGAATGACGCGCTCAACCGCATCAGCGCCGTCATCAAGGCCGTGCGCGGCCGGCAGGGCTTCTCGGCGGCGCAGGACGGGCCCCTCGACCGCATGGGCGGCCTCATGCGGAACTACAGCGCCCGGCTCAAGATGTTGGCCGACGCCCAGCAGGCGAACGAGAAGTCGCGCATGGTGCCCACCGACTTCGTGATGAGCGCGAAGGAACTGGACCAGGGGCGCGGCCAGGACTACTGGACCCGCCCGCACGAACTGGCGGCCCGAGCATTCCAGGGCTACGTGGAGGACAAGATCGCCGCCGGCGGCGGACGCAGCCCGTTCCTGAACTACGGGCCCGAGGGCGTGGCGATCCCCACACCCTGGGGCTTCAAACGTCCGTTCCCTGCGGGCGCCGAGCGGGTGGCGATCAATCAGGCACTGGAGCGGCTGGCTGCGACGATCCAGACCCGCGAGAGCGATTCCGGTGGCGTGGCGCTGTTCCGCCGCGGAGCGGAGGATGACCTGGGCGCCGGCATGGCGGCCGACCTCCTGCGCATCATGGGCAAGGGGGACGGTTTCTCGGCCGCGGCCCAGCGGCAGGCCGTGGACACGGTGCGCGCCACCGTCAACCCGATCGTGGCGGCTTGGCAGAACGCCCCGGAGGTGGTGGTGGCCTACGACCTGGACGACCCGGTCATCCCGCAGCGCGTGCGCGACGCCGACCTGCGCCAGCGCACCGGCGGTGCCCATGGGGCTCCGGAGGGCTTCTATTTCGGTGGCAAGGCGTACCTGATGGCCTCGCGCCTCACCACGCCGGCCGATGCCGCACGGGTGCTGTACCACGAGGTGGCCGGCCACCACGGCCTGCGGGGGCTCTTCGGGCCGGAGCTGGACAAGATCCTGAACCAGGTGGCCACCATGCGCCGCGCGGACGTGGACGCCAAGATGGCCGAGTACGGCATGCGTGGCGTGGACCGCATCAGCCGCATCCGGGCGGCGGAGGAGGTGCTGGCGGAGATGGCCGAGAAGAACCCGCAGCAGTCCTTCGTGCAGCGGGCCGTGGCCGCGATCCGCAACTTCCTGCGCGCGCACGTGCCCGGGTTCGGAAGCCTGCGCCTGCGTGACGCGGACATCATCCAGGCCTACATCCTGCCGGCGCGCAACTGGGTGGAACGGGCCGCCGCGGAGCGCGAGCGCGGAATGGGCTCGGCAGCCATGCAGTACAGCCTGGCGCAGGACGAAGCCCGGTCCGGGTTCGCGGCCGAGGTGCGTGCATCCATCACCGCCGGCCTGAACAACGACGAACGTGCGCTGCGTGCCCAGGTGCCGCTCGGCATCGAGACGCCGGCAGCGTTGGAGGCGCTGGGCGTGGTGCGCAAGCCGGTGGTGACGAACCGCAACCTGATCGCCAAGATGCACTTCGAGCACGGCGTGCCGCGCGCGGAGCTGGAGCGGCTGGGGGAGTTGCTGTCGAACCCGGTGATGGTGTTCAAGTCGGACACCCAGCCCGGGCGGATGGTGGTGGTGACCAGCCTGGTGGTGCGCGGAAACCCGGTGGTGGTGGCCGTCGACCCGAACGGCGCTAGCAACCGGGCCGAGGTGGTCTATGTGCCCAGCGCCTACCCGAAGGACAACGCGGACCGGACGTTCACGCGCTGGATCCGGGACGGCCTGCTGCAGTTCGCGAACAAAAAAGAAAGCCGACACCTCGCCACGACGGCCAGGCTCCAATTGCCTGGGGTGGTACAGCGAGCTGCCGGCTTCCGCGCCGATTATAAAACCGAGGCCGATCTGCCGCAAACGGGGGACGGTCCGGATGTGATGTTCAGCCGCGAGCGCATCGCCGCGCTGAAGGAATCGGCCCTGGACCAGATCACGCAGACGATGAGCCACCCCGGCCAGGTGTCGCTCTGGGACAAGACGATCGGCACGATGCGCAACCTGGCCGAGCGTGCGCCCGCGTTCAAGCCGGTGTTCGAGTCGGCCCAGCGCTTCATCGATGACGTGTCCATGCTGGGCAACGACGCGGCCGACATGGCCCCGCGCCTGCTGCCGCGCGTGGACAGCTGGCGAGACCTGACCAAGAAGCCGATCACGGCGGCGGACAACAAGGCCGTGGCCCGCCCGCTCTTCGAGGGCACCCTGATGTGGGCGCGCGACATCGACGGAACACCGGTGCTGCTGGACGACCTCACGGCCAAGTACCAGAACCTGCCGGCCGATCAGAAGGCCCAGCTGCTGCTGCGCGGCGGCCGGCTGGACCCGAAGATCCTGACCGCCTGGCAGGGCCTGCCGGTGGGCATGTACGAGGCCAACGTGAACACCAGCTTCAACAGCCGGGTGCTCAAGGCCGGCGTGGTGTGGAGCCAGCGGGAGCTGGAAACCATGTTCGGGCTCGACGCCAACCAGGTGAGCCTCTACCAAGAGGGCCGGGCCGCCATCGACCGCTCCATCGACATGACCGCGCGCGCCGACATGCTGCGCAGCCTGGGCGATGAGTACGCGGGCATGCGCGACGCGGTGCTGGCGCAGGAAACCATGGACGACGCCGTGGAGCTGCTGACCCGCACGCTGATGGACGACGCCCGCGACCGGCCCGAATGGTCCGAGCGGCTGATGGAACTCAACAACTCGGTGGTGAAGGCCCGGGAGAGGGCGCAGCAGCTGATGGACGAGGGCTATGCCCCGCTGTCGCGGTTCGGCCGCTACACCGTGGACGTGGTGGACGCCGCGGGCGATCGCCAGTACTTCGGCATGTTCGAGACCAAGGGCGATTCCAACCGGATGAAGGCCGAGATGGAAAAGCAGTTCCCCGGCGCCACCGTCACCCAGGGGACCATGAGCCAGGACGCGTTCAAGCTGTTCGCGGGTGTGACGCCCGAGAGCCTGGAGATGTTCGGGAGCATGCTGGGGCTGGACGGCACGGGCGACGACCCGAAGGACAAGGCGTTCCAGGCCTACCTGCAGCTGGCCAAGAACAACCACAGCGCGCTCAAGCGCCTGATCCATCGCAAGGGCATCGCGGGCTACAGCGAGGACGTGGGCCGCGTGCTGGCGGGCTTCGTCTACTCGAATGCCCGCCTGGGCGCTGGCGGCCTGAACGCCGGCACCATGGAGAGCGCGATCAACGCCATCCCGAAGGAGCAGGGCGAGCTGAAAGACTTGGCCATGGGGCTGCGCGACTACATCGCGAATCCCCAGGAGGAGGGCCAGGCGGTGCGCGGCATGCTGTTCGCCCAGTACCTGGGGGGCTCGCTGGCTTCCGCGTTCGTGAATATGACCCAGCCCTTCGCCGTCACGCTGCCGTGGCTCACGCAGTTCGGCGGGATGAAGCGGGCCGGCGCGCAGATGGCGCGTGCGCTCAAGGACATGAGCCGCAAGGGCTTCGAGTACGAGCCCGATCTGGCCGCCGCGATGCAGTCCGCAGAGGAGGATGGTGTGGTGTCTCCCCAGGAGATCCACCAGCTGATGGCGCAGGCCCGCGGCACGGGGTCGCTGCGCACGGGCGACGGCACGAAGGCGGGGGACGCGCGCGCCGCGGCGGCCAACAACTGGGAGCGCGTGAAGGTGGCGTGGGGCCAGCCGTTCGCCCTGGCCGAGCAGTTCAACCGCCGCAGCACCTTCATCGCCGCCTACCGGATCGCCAAGGAGCAGGGGATGGCCGAGCCGTCCAACTTCGCCCGCAAGGCCGTGCTCGAAACCCAGTTCCTCTACTCCAAGGCCAACAAGATGCGCTTCGCGCGCGGCGCGGTGGGCGGCACGCTGATGACCTTCAAGACCTACAGCGTGTCCTACCTGGAGCTGATGCACCGCATGTGGACGCAGGGCGGGCCAGAGGGGAAGCGGGCCGTGGGCTGGGCCGTCGCCATGCTGCTGCTGATGTCGGGCGCGGGCGGCCTGCCGTTCATGGAGGATGCCGAGGATCTGATCGACGGCGCCGGCCAGCTCATGGGCTACAACCTGAGCGCCAAGCAGTGGCGCAAGCAGGCGCTGCGCGACGTGGTGGGGAAGGAGGTGGCCGACTTCCTGGAGCAGGGGCTGTCCGGGCTGCCGGGCGCGCCCGTCGATGTCTCGGGCCGGCTCGGAATGGGCAACCTGCTGCCCGGCACCGGCCTGTTCCTGTCGAAGCAGAACCGCGAGCGCGACCTGCTGGAGGTGGCCGGCCCGGCCGGTGACGTGGTGGCCCGGGGCTTCACCGCCGTGCGCAAGGGGCTGACCGGCGACGTGGGCGGCGCGGCGCTCGAGCTGTCCCCCACCGCGGTGCGCAACGCGGTCAAGGGCATCGACATGGCCGCGACCGGGATCTACAAGGACAAGAAGGGCTACAAGGTCATCGACACGACGCTGGCCGAGGCGGGATCGAAATTCCTGGGCTTCCAGCCCAAGAGCGTGGCCGAGGTGCAGGAGGCCAACAGCTTCATGCAGCGCACGAAGAGCTTCTACACGCAGACCAGCAGCGAGATCAAAGCGCAGTGGGCGGATGCGCTCTATCGCAAGGACGACACCGCCCTGGCCGCGGCGCGCGAGCGGCTGGCCGACTGGAACCGGAACAATCCGGAGCAGCCGATCGTGGTGAAGATGCCGGACGTGTGGAAGCGGGTGCGCGAGATGGACAAGGACCGCACGCAGCGGATCGCCGACACCGCGCCGAAAGCGCTGCGCCAGCAGATGCGCGAGGCAGGGCAGGCCCCAGCATAGGGTTAGGCGAGGTGGCGGCCGGGCGGGACACTGCCCGGCATGTCCACCCCGGCCAAGCTCAAGAAGATCACCATCTACCAGGGCGCGACCTTCCGCAAACGCCTGCGGTGGGAGTCGCCTGCCGGCGCTCCCATCGACCTGACGGGCGCCACCGCGCGCATGCAGGTCCGCCTGGAAAAGGAGACCCCGACCACGCTGGCGGACCTGACCACCGAAAACGGCGGCATCACGCTGGGCGGCGCTTCGGGCACGGTGGACCTGTACCTGAGCGACGCGGCCACCGCGGCCATGGGCTGGGAATCTGGCGTGTGGGATCTGGAGATCGTGCACCCCAGCGGCGATGTCACCCGCCTGGCCGAGGGCTCCATCGGGGTTTCCAAGGAGGTGACGCGTGGCTGATGTGCTGGTGGAGGAGGTCACCACCATCCTGGCTCTGGAGGCCGACAGCTCGGTGCTTCGCGAGGAGGTGGAGGTCGTCCAGGTGGTGGCCGAAGCCGAGCAGGGGCCGCCCGGCCCGCGCGGCGAAGTCGGCCCAGCGGGTGGCGCGACCGTGTCGCGTGTGGCCGGCTCGACGCTTTCCGCCTTGGTCGCCGTCTGGGAGGACGCGGCTGGCCGCGTGCACGCACTCGACCAAGACGACGGGGACCACGTGTTCCTGCTGCTGGGCATCACGCTCACCGCCGCCGGCCCTGGCCAGCCCATCGACGTGCAGCGCTCGGGTGCCATCACCGATTCGGCCTGGGTCTGGACGCCAGGCCAGCGCGTCTATCTGGGGCTCGGCGGGGCTCTCACCACCACCGCGCCCGCGGCCGGCTTCGACGTGTTGATCGGCACGGCGCTGTCTCCGACCCGCCTTCTTCTCAACCTTCAAGACCCCATCGCACTGGAGTAGAACCATGGCAACTCAACCCACCCAGGGCTACCTCACCCGCATCGCCGGGAAGACCCGCCAGCTCTTCGGGCTCGCTGTCTCCGCTGGTGCGGCGGACGCGGGCAAACTGGTGGCGACCGGGCCCGACGGCCGGATCGATCCCACCCTCCTGCCCACGGGCATCGGCGCCAACACGACGATCGCCCCGGCGAGCGAGGCCATCGGCGCCGGCAAGTTCGTGAACTTCCACACCAATGCCGGCGCGCTGAACATGCGCCTCGCGGACAACAGCAACGGCCGGCAGGCGAACGGCTACGTGAAGGACGCCGTGGCCTCCGGCGCGAGCGGCACGGCGTACCCGCTCGACACCACGAATGCCTCGCTCACCGGGCTGACGCCGGGCGCCACCTACTGGCTGGGCACCGCGGGCGGCGTGATCGCGGCGCCGCTCGACGCCACCGACACGGCCAACGCGAGCAAGGTCTGCCAGGAGCTGGGCACGGCCAAGAGCGCGACCGAGCTGGTGACGGACGACCTGGGCTACGTGATCCTCTGAAATGGCAGCGCGGCGGCCTCTTGTCAGGGTGGGTGGGCGCGTCCGGCAGTTGCCCGCCGGTGACACGCTCCAAGACGTGCGCGAGAGGCTGTCAGCTGCACGAACCTACTACGTCCGCACCGATGGCAGCGACAGCAACACAGGCCTGGCCAACACTAGCGCCGGTGCATTCGCCACGATACAGAAAGCCATCGATACCGTCGCCGGCCTGGACCTCAACCTGCAGAGTTGCACTATCAGCGTGGGTGCTGGCACCTTCCCAGCTGCGAACACGTTACGAGCGCTCGTCGGTGGGGCGTGCTCTGTTGTTGGTCAGGGGTCGTCGACCATCGTGAGTGGCAGCGGCCAGATGTTCGCACTCGCTGTTGCGGCGCAGTGGAGCGTGACTAATTTGGCGGTAGCAAGCACCGGAGGCGCTGGTTTCCAGATCGTCTCGCCGGGCGCGCGGATTTCCATCGCATCGATCGACTTTGGCGCGTGCGCCGGAGGGTCAATCTACGCCGGATACCAGTCCTACGTGACGATTGGTGCCCACACGATTAGCGGGAACCGCCCGTTCCACGTGTATGCTGAATCGGGTGCGATCGTGGTGTGCACCGGCGTCACGGTGACGCTCTCGGGCACCGTCCCATTTCCCTCCGGTTTCATCAATAGCATCACCCTCTCTGCGGTGAGCTTCTACAACATCACGTTTGCTGGCACCTATACCCCCACAGGCCCGCGTTACGCCGTCGCCTCAAACGCGCTGCTAATCACCAACGGTGGTGGGGCCACCTATCTGCCGGGGAATACGGCTGGATCGACCTCGACCGGGGGGCAGTACCTGTGACCAGCTACAAGTTGACCCGCGAGGGCTACGTCATCCGTGATGGGTCCGTCAAAGTTCCGACTGGCGACACGCCGGCCTACCCGAATGCCAATCCCGACTTCCTCGCATACAAGGACTGGCTCACTGCCGGCGGTGTGCCCGAGCCTGCTGACCCGCTGCCCGCGGCGGAAGTCTGGGAGCGCATCAAGGCCGAGCGAGACCGGCGAAAGTACCTCGGCGTCAAGGTGGGAGCGCACTGGTTCCACAGCGACGACGCAAGCCGCATCCAGCAGATGTCGCTGATGCTGATGGGGCAGGCCATGCCGGCCGGAATCCAGTGGAAAACGCTCACATCCACACCGCCGCCGGTGTTCGTGGCCATGACGCCGGCCTTGGCCGTGGCGATCTTCAACGCCACCGCAGCGAGCGACATGGCGGTGTTCGCCGCCGCCGAAGCGCACCGCGTTGCCATGGAGGCATCGGACGATCCGGGAGCCTACGACTTCACCAGCGGGTGGCCGGTGTCCGTAGAAGACGAATTGCACACTGTGCACAGGGACTGACCATGCTGCTTGCTTCGTACACCGGCACGCGCCCGGGGCTTCAGGGCTTGGCCAACCGCGCTATCCGCTTCCGCCTGGGCGGACCCTACAGCCACACCGAGCTGGTGTTCGAGCCAGGCGACGGCGTGGACGCGCTGATGCCCGATGGCACGTGCGCGGCCGGCGGGGATGGATCGCTGTGGTGCGGCTCCAGCGTGGCGGCCGAGCCCGTGCCTGCGTATTCGGCCCGCCGGCCCGGGCGGACAGGCGGCGTCCGGCTGAAGAGGGTGGTGCTGGAGCCTGCCCGCTGGGAGCTGCTTCCGCTGCCCGGCGACGCGCAGCGGGCGGCGCGGTGGTTCCTCGAGCACGAGGGAGCGCTCTACGACTGGCAGCTGGTCCTCGGCTTCGTCGCGTGGGCGATCCCCCAGAAGGCCTCGCGCTGGACCTGCTCGGAAGCGGTGGCCGCGGCGGCCGCCTTCCCCGACCCGGAACGCTTCGATCCGTGCGTCCTTCGGGCCGCCGTGGCCCGGTTCGCCCCCGTATAGGGTTCGTCAGATCCGCCCCGGCCCGGAATGATCCGGGCTCATGACCTGGACCACCCCCACATCCTCCGCTGCAGAGATCAGCATGCCGCTGGTGAAAGCCAGTAGTGCCATCACAGTCGCCGCGGCAGCGAAGGCGGACGTGGTGGATCGCATTGCCCCAGCGGCGGCCGGCGGCCCGGGGCCTGACGCGTGGGCCGCCGTCAACGCCATCCCGTGGGGCACCATCGCTTCCATCATGGCTGCGGCGTACACCGCGCTGCTCATCGGGGAGTGGTTGTGGAAAAAGCTCCTGCGACCGCTGGCCGAGCGCCGCGGCTGGGTGAAGCCCCGCAAGCGCTGGATCATCACGCTGGATGATCTGAAGGAGCAGCAGGACACGGACCGGGCGCCGCTGTGATGTCCCGCATCCCACCCCAACTCGCGCAGAAGCTGGCGGCCCTTGTGCTGCTGGCCGGCCTGGGCGGCGGCACCTACGTCGCCCAGCAGGCGACCGACACCGCGCAGCGCAACGAGTACGTGCAGGCTGTGGCCGCTGACCCCAGCACGTCGCCGGCCGTGAAGATCGCCATGGTCATGGGCTCGGAATACGAGTCCAGCGGGCGGCACATCGGCACGCCCTACATCGACCGCGCGGGGCGCGGGCAGCCGCTCACGGTCTGCAACGGCGTCACCGGCCCGGAAGTGGACGCCGGGCGGTACTACACGCCCAGCGACTGCTACCAGTTGGAGCGCGCGCGGTACATCGAGGCCGAGCGCGACGCGGCGCGTCTCCTGCGGTACTGGGCTACCTACGACGCTTTCGCCCAGGCCACGTTCATCGATTTTGTCTGGAACAAGGGCCCGCAGAAGCTGGAGACGAGCACCATGCGCGCGAAGGCCAACCGCGGCGACCTCGAGGGCGCGTGCAGGGAGAACCCCCGGTGGAACCGCGGCACGGTGCGAGGCATATCGACCGTGCTGCCTGGGCTGCAGATCCGCGGCGACAGCAACGACGAGATCTGCCGCAACTTGAGGTTGCAGTGATCCCGGCGCTCTACACGCACCTGGCTGCTGCCGGTGCGGCGGCCGCGATCGCCTGGGCATTCCAGGGCGCGCGGATGGATGCCGAGGTGGCCGACGCCAACCTGCGGGCCACCACCTACCAGCTCGACGTGAGCACTGCGCAGCGCGCCGCCGATGCCCGTATCCGCGCCGCCGAGAGCGCGACCAGCACCAAGTACCAAGGAGCCCTCAATGCCGCCCGAACCCGTGAGGCGCTGCTGCGCCAGGAGCTTGACCTGCTGCGCACTGCTTCTGACGGCCTGCGCGACCAAGCCGCAGATGCCGCCCGGCGACTTGCCGCGGCTCCCCCAAGCGCCAGCCGTGACTACGCCCTTGCCGTCAACGCCGTATACGACGACTGCCGCGCAGCGTATGGCGACATGGCAGCAAAAGCTGCAGGCCACGCAGCTGATGTCCGAACCCTCCGGGACGCCTGGCCGGTGATCCCGCCGAGCCGGCCGGATGCCGGCACCCAAGGAAGCACACCGTGACCCATCAAGCCGAAGAAACCGAATTCCACATGACCATCGGCATCACCGTGCGTGGCGCTGGTGAGCACGAGGCTGTGCAGCCCTACGTTGCCGATGCCGTGCAGGAGCTGGCGCACTCGCGCCTTTTCCTGGCTGGCCGCACTGGCGAGGGGCTGATTTCCACCCATGACAACGACCACGGCCGTGTCGTGACCACCACCACGGTCACCCGTGGCCGCCGCCCGGCGCGCGGCGAGCCGGAGCAAGCCGCCGCCGCACCATCCACCACCGAGGAACACACCATGAACGACCCCATCACCCTTCCCGTCCGCGACCCCGGTCCCGACGCCCTCGAGCGTGAAATCCAGGCCCGCGCCAGCGTTGCGCCGCGCGTGACGCCCGCAGACGTGGCGGCCGCCATCGCCGCCGAGTTCTATTTCACCGCGGCCGACGGCGTGCTGGGGCAGTCCGAAATGGGCACGCGGCCGGCGACCTGGACGAATCTGGACCAGGTGACGATCTGCGTGCTGGTGCTGCGCAATGGCGCCAAGGTGCTGGGCGTGAACTATGGGGCGATCGACCGGGCGCGGCACGATGCGACCATGGGCCGGGAGGAGGCCCGCAAGATGGCCGTGGAAAAGGTGTGGGAGCTGCTGGGCTTCCGGCTGCGCGACAAGCTCCATGCCCAGGTGCGCTGCCAGGGCGAGCGCTGCATGGCGACGACCCAGAATGGCCTGCATCATTCGCGCGAGTGCCTCGAGGAAGCCGGCCGCAACCAGGGGTGGACGCCGACCGCCGAGGAGCTGGCGGCAGCCGGGCCGAGCGCACCCTTCACCACCGAGGCTTGAAGACCATGGAAATTTCCCGAGAATTGCCCCGGTACCAGAGCCACAAGCACGTGTGGGCGCTCAAGATCAAGGCTGTCGTGCACGGCCCGAACCCGGATCGCACGGGGCGTTCGTGCTCCTCCTCCTATGGGGCCATGATCTACCCCGAGAAGCAGGAATACCCCCCGTTCGAGGTGTCAGCCGAGTACGTGAACAAGCACCGGCCACAGCCCGGCGGCTACTACGTGCAGTACGCAGATGGATACCTGTCGTACTCCCCGGCGCAGGCGTTCGAGGAAGGCTACACCCTGCTGGGCGCCAAGCCCGCCCCGGGCTTGGGGACCGAACTGGACCCGCGCGCCGCACAACGGCAGGAACTCACCGCCGTCCTGGTGGCAGCGGTCGGTCCGATGCTGTCCGGTGATGCCGCTCAGGCCCTGGCGCTGGGCCGCAGCTTCAAGGCGCTGCTGGACGGGCTGCTGGAGCCGGGCGCCACGCCGAAGGTGGAGGGGGTTGCCTCCTGA